GACTTTCTGGCGCAGCGTCGTGTTCAGGTTCTGATAAGTCATCCCGGTCGGAGCGAGGGGTGTCGCCATCAATCACCTTCCCGAAGCCAATCCTCAACATCGGGCCCACTTTCGAGTCGTTGGTCGGGCCGATGAAACGGCAGCGTGATCGGATCAGGTCGCCTTGCGGGAAGTCGATAAACGTCGTATTTATCGATACACCCTTCTGCAAGGTTCTTACACACCTTCAATCCGGGGGCATTGGGATCGCTCATCAACTCAGTAAGACTGCGCTTCGTCTGGCATCTATCACACGTTCCCACGCCCAGTGTGCTGTAGCCCCGCGTATCAAGAAACTTAGAGGTACTGCCCGACATGACTGCCCCCCACGACCCCAAAGGACGAGATCAGATCAAAATTCCCTGCGCGACCTGTGGAACCGCCGTCATCCGAGGACGAACGCATCATACGTGGTTCAAGACCAACCGGGGCCATCTTAAAGTATTCTGCTCCCGCATTTGCCGCCACAACAGAGGCACCACCGCTCCACGAATCGCCATCAAGTGCCCGTTCTGCAAAACCATATTCGAGCGTAGAAAACGCGAGCGCGACAACGCCCAACGACTCGGACGAAAAATGTTCTGCTCTCGTGGCTGCCTCAACGGATACTACAAACGAACCAAGACCGGAAAATACCGGGAAACCACCAGAGAGGACGGGTCCAGAGTTCTCGACCACAGGCATGTCATGGAAAAGCATCTCGGTCGTCGCCTCACTCGGTTAGAGCTAGTCCACCACAAAAACGGAAACAAAAAAGATAATCAACTGTCAAACCTAGAAGTAGTCACTCACAAAGAGCATTCCAATATTCATCGCAACTATGCCGTGTATGCTCCTAAGCCCATGTCGTAGTTGGTCGGGCTGGGATCGCGCTCCTCGCCCTCGGCCAGTTCAACTTCTTCAGCCTCTTCCTGACGCAGCATCTTGTAACGACTCACGTCTGCCTCGGCCAAAGACCGGCAAAGCCGCCGCGCCAGCATGGCCGTGATCGCATCGTACCAGCGGCGTGGCACATCGATGTCCTGCGTCGGCGCACTGATCGTATCGAGGTACTCCTGCGCCCAGACGCAGAGATGATCATACTTGAACGGCGAACTCGTAACCGGCCACATCAGCAGGTAAGGGCCGTTCAGGTCGCGTTGCTGGTAGTAGTTCACAGGCGTGCCCGGAGAGGTCTTGTTGGGCATCGCGTTGTATTCGTCGAGGTTCCACGGCTCGATGACGATTTCGCTTGGCGTATGGCCGAAGAACACCTGCTGCACTACCAGCTTCACCGGAGCCTGTATGGGATCGCTGACCGGCACCTCGGCACGAATCCGCCAGCCCTTGGCCGGACGAGAGCCGTCGAGGTCGAACCACACCCACTGATCGAGATGCGCGACGCCCTCGATGCCGCCGGGCAACGGCTGCCAGTTGATCCCGTCATCGGAGACGTCGACGAACAGCGTGTGGTTTATCTCGACACCGTACTTCACGCCAACCGTGGTGATCTGGACCGGCTGATCGAACACCATGCCGATGGAGCCGTTGATGTCGGTCTGCTGGCACACCGTGTCGAGGTCATCGTCGAACGCCAACGCCGGATCACCGCCCTTGTCGCTGAAGGGCACACCATTGTTCGCCCGCGCCAGCGTGCGCCGCGTGACCTTGGAAACGACGTTGATTCCGTCCGGCAGATTGACCCGGTTGCTGTTCACGTAGAACGGCAGGATGTAACGCTGTCGCTTCCATAGCTGGATGCCGCGGTTCATCAGCGCCGGGAATATGAGGTTTAGCTGGTCGAGAGATTTTTCGACAATCTCAGACGTAAGCTGAACTGGCTTGATCCCGCAACGACTCGTCGCCTCCTCGATCATCTCTTGGGCGGTATAGGGCCGAAGCGCGCCCGTATTGCTGCCGGAGGTGGCCATGGAAGACTCCTATCAGACAAGCCCCGTCACTGTGGCGGTGGCCGTGGTTCCGGTTTTGGTCGCCCGAAGATAGGCGATAGGGCCCTCGATCAGAAGACCACCGGTTGCTGTCAATGCGGCGGCCATCGGTGCCCAGCTTAGGCCGTCCATCGAGCCCTCGATGAGAACCGTGTCGGGCGCGGTGATCGCCGACAAAAAGATTCTGCGCTGCTGAACCGATGAGTGCCGCCAGTCGCATGCGATTGGCGTGCCCGCTCCTGCTGCGCTCTGGCTCAGAAGCGTGGCCTGAGTATAGCGAATACTCATAGCGCGTCCTTTCATTGTTAGCTGGAACTGCCAGCCCAGTCAGCAGGGGGTGGCGCGGCAAATCAGGGCGACTGCTGACCCTGACTCACCGCGCCACTGTCCGCGCGAGGTAGAGCGCAGGACCTCTTTACTGTCCCGGTGTACCGAAGACGGTGCGGAAGTTCGTCCAGCTTGTATCCCAGCGGCTGGTGACCTTGTAGCGCATGCTGTCGGTCTCGAAATCGCCTTCCATGCTCTTCTGCGCCATGCGGCGCGTCAGGAACTGCAGGCCCATGCGTTCGTCGGTATTGATCCACCACGCCGTGGGGGACGTCAGACGGGTGATGACGCAGAAGCCCTTGGGGAGAATCTTCAGCGACATGATGGGGTTGATGTCGTTCACGGCGTATGTCGCCGAACCGGGTCCGGCACTTGTGCTGCTTGTGCGCAGCGCCGACTTGGTGATGACCTCGGCTTGGAACTCGTTGTCAGGCGAGACGACAAGGCACAACGGATTGATGCGCACCCGCTTCTGATCGTTGTCCATCGACTTGCGAATCTGGATCAGCAGCGCCTCGACGCTGGTCTGAGACAGCGCCGCCGGAGTCGGCAGGACGTTCGACATCACGCCGCCCATGATCGGATGGGACGAGTTGACGAGAGACACGCCGTCGCCGCCGAGATAGGGCGAAGAATTGGTGAACGAGAAGTTGAGGACGTTGGCGGTCGCCGTCTCCTCGGTCTCGACCATCGCCTGACCAAGCTGCTCGGAATAGATTTTTCCGAGGTTGATGTGATCACCGTCCTCGACGAGGACCTTCGTCATGGCGAAGGCGGCACCGTACTGCTTGTAGATGTAGCGCTTGTTGAACAGCACGCCGCCCTGTTTGTACTGGACGCCCGTGCCGTCCGGCATCTGCGGTGCAGAGCCAAGACCGAACATGACCGGCTCTTCGTGATAGGCGCGAGGCGTGCCGGGCTTGGTGGTGAAAATCTGCTTGTATTCGTCCTTGCGCTGAGAATAAACACCGTCGAAGTGCTCATTCATGATCGGCTCAACGATCACCCGGAATTGGGTGCTATTCATCGGAACAGCCATCTGAGGCTCCCAAAGTATCCTATCGTTCTAAGCGCCAGTCACTCAGAGGCAGCGCGACCCCTCATGAAAGATCGGGGTGTTTCATGTGAAACACCCCGGAGGTCTGCTGCTAGACTGTTGGGTTCCTAGATGCGATCTGCACCAGAATCCTCGTGAAGGCGTCGCCCCATGCGTTGTCTGCGTAGAGCGCCAGACCAACGATGATGAAAGTGCCAGCAGTGGCGTCGGTGCCAACATCCAGCGCCTGCGTGGAGAAGCCGGTGAAGGTCGAACCGCTGGTCGCAGCGCCGCTCACGTTGGCACCGCCGCCCATCTTGGAGGCAACTACGGAGCCCACTGACTGGCCCTCGTAGATGATGTCGGGGTCCATCGTGTACTTCGCGATCATCGTCCCCGCGTCGTAGGTCTGACCGGCCGGGAAGTAGGGCAGGACAAAGCGCTTGCCCGCGGCGCTGAACTCACAGCCCTGAAAGACGCCGATGCAAGTACCAGCGACGCCCGTTGTGAAGATGAGGGTGCCATCGGTCGTGCGGGTGACCGGCGTGCCGGTGAAGAGGCTGGACGTATAGCCGGAGGCAATACCGTCGATCTGGTTTTCGATGCGGATGATGCCGGACGGATGTCGGGACGGAACGAGCCCATAGGGGGCTGCGGGTGTACCGCTCATGGAGCACTCCCAGAGGTTTGATGTGAACGACTAGGCGCGACTCGACTAGCGAGTGTTTCGCCTGCTCCGTTCCGACACCAAGACCCCGCGCGGTTAAACCCGAACCAACTGGCTACAAGGACTCCGTCCGCGCGAGCGGCAACCTCCTACGAGAGTGGGCCGAGACTATGCTCGGCCCACCTGAGTCGTCAAGACGCTGAGTCGTTTTGCGCCTACACCAAAACACGTTTTTACCGAAGGTTGTTGGCCCGCTTGAAACTAAGCCACCTAGACATGTCGAGTCGTCGCCTGCCTCAAACCCTCAGTTTTACCGACAGTTAATGCCACTCCGAAATGCCTTGACGTCAGACCTCGAACTGGCGGGCGGGCGGCCGGGACATGCGCTTGCGCATGTCCTCCATGCCCTCATCAAGCGTGACCTTGCCGCCAGCATCCTTGGCGCGGGACGCGGTCTCGTCGAGGTTCTGGTATATGCCCTGAGCCTGCTCGTAGGGCTGGTCGTGATGAAACTCCCGCATGTATTCGACGAAGTCTGCGACCGAGCATTCCATGGCGACCATTTCGCGCCACATCACCGCGCCCATGAAGTGGCCTTCCTTGATGGAGTCCACGTCGGCGGCCCAGCCATCCTTGTTGACGTCCTCGTAGCGCACGAACCGGTATCCGTACCGTTTGCGGCGCAATGGCGTGTCGCTTGGATGGGTCGTCGACACCCAGCAGCGATGCCAACCCGCCGTGGCGGGCAGATTCGGCAGGACGCTCTCGGACCACTTGGCGCGTATCGCCCGCCTGCGTTCCGGATCGGTCATCTCCATGTTCTGCTCACGCTCTTGCGTGGTCATTTCATGCTCGCTGTAGTTCTCGCCCTGCCGGGCGTAGTCCTCACGGTCACTGAGCCGGTCGTCCTCGACCGGGGTGTTCGTCGGTTCCTTGGCCATGGCTAATTCCTTTCCTGCGCATCGCGGCCCAGCCTGCGCTGTCCTTCATCCCAACTCTTGAGCAGGCGCGTGCGCTTGGCTTTCTGCTCCTCGGTCAGACCGGCAAGGTGGAGCAGTCCCTCGCTGTCGAGATAGTCTCGGGCCATCGGATCGAGCCTGAAGGTTCTTCCGGCGCTGCGACGACTCGTCTGGCTTCCACTCGTCGGTGGCCGCCCGCCATTGGCGCGACGCGCGGGCGCTTCACGGCGCGGCGGCGAATTGTCGTCCTCCACATCGGCGTCGCCATCAGGAAGGATGCCGCGGCGCGCCAGCTTCTTCTCCAGCGTGATCCAGTATTGCTGGGTATTGGAGCGGTAACCCTCGGCCGCGACCGAGTCGTCGATGGCCTTGATGATCAGTGTTCGTTCATCGGTTCCCTGCGGATCGAAATCGAATCGATCCATGAAGGTCTCGGTGAAGTCCTGCGTCTTCTGGTCGAGATTGGATTGCGGCGGCTGGGACTGCGTTCCATTGGGCATCTGGCGCGGTCTGCCGCCCTGAGACATCTCCTGCTGAATGCCCTGTCGCGTGCGCGCAAGCTGCCACACGCGCCCCTGCGCCTCGTTCTTGAGGCCCAGCAATTCGTCGTAGCGCGCAAGGTCGCCCGCCAAAACGGCTTTCTTGATTTCGACCTCGGCCAAGGTCAGCGCCTGCTGCGCCGCGCCTAGCTGGGTGTCGATGTTGTTGATGGTCAGCCCGACTTGGTTCTGACCCATCGAGTTGATCATGCCGGTCAGGTGATCGACCTTGGCATTGAGGTGATCGATGATCTGATCGCGCTGACCGACTACGGTCTTGCGCGCCCGGTTGCGGCGCTGACGACGACTCACACCTCGCTCTTCGATTTCGTCGTCGTCCTGCACGTCATACGCCAGACGTGCGTCTTCCTCTATCTCGTCGTCGTCTCTGGCGCGCGACCGTCCCCCCGGTGGCGGCTTGGGGTCATCGAGTTCAACGTCGATTACTTCAGCCTTGTCTTTGCCACCGGGGATCAGGTTGTCCATGCCGCCAACCATTACGGTCGAGGCATCGCCCCCGCTTCCGGAAACCTCATCAATCTCTTCGCTTCGTCTCGCCATTTTAGACCCCCGCAGTCAGTTCAGTTCTGGACGTCTAGCTTGTGACTACAGACAACGGATCGGCCGTGACTTTACCAATCAGGTCGGTGTCCTTGCACATCATGAAGATTGCAAACTCGTCAGGCGTCTCTCCGCCCGGAACAGGAACGACCCAACGGTCTCCCGCGTACATCGGCAGCCGGATGAAGTCGCCGGGATTGCACCAGTTGCCTTCGATCCACGGCGCGCCAGTCTGACGGTTTCTGAACGACGATGGGCCAAGCGACCGCACCAGTCCGGTCTGAACCCGGAACCTCTCGGCGTCTCGCACCTCGTCAGGAATGATCAGGCCGCCCTTGGTGAGTTTCCTCGGCGTCCGCAACTGGACGAGAACGAGATAACCGAACGGGATGATTCCGGGATCGACGTCGGGAAACGAGACCTTCAGAGCAGCCGTGTATTTTTTGCCCAACAGAGTATTGATGGCAGGGGCCTCGACAGGCACGCCGACAGAGCCTTTGGTCTTGTAGATAATGTTGTCCGGTATCGCATCCATTGCAGTCTACCTCTTACGATCCTGTTGATTGGCTTCCTCTACCTGTTCCTCGATGCGCTCTCGCAGCATACGCAAGACAGTGAGCATCCCGGCGACGCGCCCAAAGCCGAAAGCGTTCCGACTGTCGTCACTGGGATGCTCAACCGCTTCTACCGCCTCATCGCGCAGTCCATCGATGAGGCGGTACAAAGCCTCTAGCTGAAACACCTACTTCACGTTCTTGGACGGAACATTCTTGGGGGCACCGTCGCCCTTGCCGAGATGAGACGCCGTCGCTTCCTGCAGCTTCTCGCCCGCAGCCAGCGACTTGTGAAGATTGACCGGGCCTTTGGCGACACCGCCCTTTGAAATCTTATCGCTCATACGGATTCCTCCCTGCTGGAAAATTGTACTTGAATGAAAGCCCGCCGAAGGTGTTTGGCTTCGACCTCGGATCATCGTTCATCGTGTGACTGAGCAGCGCCGAAATAACCATCTCCGGCGTGAGATTGTAGGTCCCTGAACCGCTGAAGGTTCTCGACTGACCCGGCACCGTCGAAAAATTGGCTCCGATACCGCCACTGTCACCAAGTCGCTGGTTTAATCCGAAATTGAAATTCGGTCGAGTCGTCGATCCTTCAGGGCTCATGACGTGAGTGAACCCGCCGCCGAGATTGATCGGACCGGCGCGCAGGTTAAGGCTTGGAGAAATCGTCGACACGTTGGTATTCGGGTCAACGCTGCCTGATGCCATAATGCGCGCTATCAGCGGGTCCATGTCCTGCGTGTAGGCAATGTTGCCTGAGCGCGCCGGTTCAGGAGGACGCTCCCACCACGGCGTCGGTGCTTTAGGTCGGCTCTCGTTGAAGGCAAACGAGAACGGCCCCGCCCCGCCCGACACTCCGGTCGTTGTGTCAGGTGACAGCATCGCATAGAGACGAGCGAGGGCGTCGTCGGCCATGGATCACCTCTTTTTCTTTTTAGATTTTCCCGCCGTGTTCATCGCAATCGCGATGGCCTGCTTCTGGGGTTTGCCCGCATGCATCTCCGTCCTGATGTTGGACGAGATGACTTTCTGGCTCGATCCTTTTTTGAGAGGCATTACCCTATCCCATGAAGATTGCCGGTGAGGAACAAGATCAGGAGAATGATCAGCACAAGGCCAAGCACGCCGCCAAGCCCCGGCGCGCCCCAGTTCGCATGTCCATACCAGCCGCCGCCAAACAGCAGCAGCACTAGAATGATGACGATGATGAGCGTCATGTCATCCCCTGACCGGGGGACCGAAGACTTGCCAGCCCAGCAGACCGAACAGGATGTAGCCGACAACGCCGACACCGATGGGACCATAGGCACCAAGCACGGCGAAGTGCCAGCAGAGGGCGAGTATCAGCAGGATGATCATGATCACCCAGAACAGAAGACCTCGGGTCATCGCCTTGTCCTCCCGCCACCACAGAATTTGGGATCGTCATGGTACTGAACCTTGCCGCCCTTTTTCATGGGGGCAAAAGCCTGCGCCGGAATGTTAGGCTGGAAAGCATCCATCGGCGATGCCGCAGCCTGCATGGGTTTCGTCATCTTGGCGATGGCGGGCATCTTGGGACGTCCTACTGCTACTCCAAAATTCTTGCGAGCCATGGTTCCTCCTATTCACTAACGGCGCTACCTGTCGTCATGTTGCCGGGACCTTTGATCTTGGCCAGCTTCACCGCAGTCTCGTTGCCCATCTCTTCGATTTCCACTTTCGATTCGTTCGCCGCATCAGCCACCGCCTCGCGCGATTCGTTGGTGGCGTCGATGCCGTCAAGACGCGCCTGATTGGCTTCTTGCGCGGTCTTGGCCTTTAGCTGATCCGCGTGCGCCTGCGCAAACGTCTTCTCCCGGTCGCTCTGCTCTTTCAGAGAGAGTTCGCGATCACGCAAGTCACGATCACGCTCCTTGCCCTCCGCATCGGTCTGCATCTTGGTCTGGTCGAGCATGGCCTTGCGATCATCGGCCTGCTGCTTGGTCTGGGCCTGCACGATCTGAAGCTGCGTCTTCTTCTCGTCGCCCACCGCCTTGGCCTGATCGGCAGCCTCCTGCCGCGTCACGTCCTTCATGGCGACGACGCTCGGGTCCATCGGCATCGGCGGAGCGAGCCGTTGCTGGAGCATCTGGGCCTGCGCGATGATCGCCGGGAGACGCGCAAGCTGTTCATCCGCGAAGTCCATGACCTCGGGCGTCAACTCGGCCAGCAGACGGTCCAGCGGGGCCTCGTAGACCGGTCCGGCCATGCTCTCGATGGTGAGTTGAGGATCGCCGGTCTTCTCACGCAGCGCCACGTTGGCGGCGTCGAGCATGGCATCGGCGTACCACAAGGCGATGTGCTCGCTGAGATGTGGCAGGATGATCGGCAGGTACTTGGTCGCAATGATCGGGTTCGATCCGAACAATGGCGACTGGATAAACGCGCAATGCGTCGCCAGATGGGCTTCGTGATCCTGACCGGGGAACGCCTTGATGGGCTGGCCATTGGCCGCGGTGGTGTTCTCGGCAACCGCGTTCTGCTGGACCGGCTCGGGCGACGGAATGAGGAACTGGTCGGGATCGGGAACCTTCATCTGCTTGAGGAAGTATTTCTCCGAGGCCCGCAGATTATAAATCTGCGGCAGCAGGGTCGCGCGCTGCGTGATGACCTGCGCCATCGACTGGCGCTGAATGTCGCTGAAGATGCGCGGATCGGAAACCGGGACGATGCGCATCGGCCCTTGGAAGTCTTCTTTCCGGACGATCAGTTCACCGAACTGATCCTGTATCTTGACGTTGTCGACGGTCTCGGCGTTGATGTCCCACAACTGGCGCAGAAAGCGAGCCATCGAGCGATGAAGACGACCGTGAACCGCCCCGAAGTTCTTGAGCCCCTGCTCAATGAACATGTTGGCCGTACCGACTGGTGTCTGCCCGCCGAATTTGTCGAACTCATCGAATGTGGTCCGGATCACCCCCTGCGCCGCGTCTACAAGGAAGCCCAGAAGGTTGAAGAGTACCGAGGATGGCGGCGGGAATGGTAGCGGCATGTAGGTCTTGCGCACGTCGTCCTGCGACAGCGAGCCCTGCATCTCCGTCGTCTGCATCGGCTGGGCCTTGATATTCTGCCCGCCTGCCGTCGCGCCGCCCTTGAGCCGCACACCTGTCTGGCTGTTATTGAGATGCGCCGCATCCATCAGGGCGCGCAGCGCTCCGGTCGCCGCGCCCGACAGGCCGCCAATCATGTGCGTCATGCCGATGGGGTAGCCGCCGCGCCACGGGTAGAACGGCCATTCGATAACGAAGTCTAGGCGCTTCTGGTCTTGGTCCTGCGGCTTCCAGTTGCGGTAGATCGCCAGACACTTACGTGACTGCTCGTCGACCGTCATGATGTAGGGCTCGGCCGGATCGTCGTCGTCGTTCAGGCCAACCATGACGGACGACTCGAACACACGACGCACTGAATCTATGTTCTCGGTCGGCTGATCGCGGCCCACGATGCGGTCGTTGGACTGCTCGGAGCGCGTCGATTCAGGAATATCCGATGACGACTCGACGTCCACCACATCAAGCCACAGACCGGTCCGGACGTTGTCGGTGAATGCCCACTTGTCGACATCCATTTCGTGCGTAATACGCGGCTGGGTGTAGATCGACCCGTCGCTCCACGGCCGATGTACCTTGTCGATGGGAATCGCGATCACCGACATGCCCTGCGCTTCATAGAGCGTCTTGGTGTAGAACGCGCCGCCCAGAGAGCACTGGGTGAAGCCCATCTCGAACTCGTAGGCCACGTTGGGCATCAGTTCAGTAAGCTGGAGGTTCATATAGCGCGCCACGCGCTCGCCAATGTCGTCCTTCTGCTGAGACGGCTCGCCAATCGTCTTGGCCTTCACCGGTCCCTCGGGCGGCATCATCTCGTTCATGATGCGCGAGGCGAAGTCGATGGCCGAAGCCGTCAACATCGGGTGGACGACTCGCGAGGCACCGGGGAAGGTGGCACCGCCGGGAGCGTCGTCACCAAGGCCTGTACGGCGCAGGCCCTCCTCGTACTGCTTGTCGCGCTTGGCGCGTGCCTGCTTGTCTATCTCGATGGAATCGAGCAGGTCGGACGCCAGCTTGTCGAGCCGCGTCGGATCGAGCGTCTCGGCCAGATTGGCAAAGTGGTCCTGCATGCTGGAGGGCGGCGGACCCGGCGGCATGTTGACGTCGACATTGCCCTGCTCGTCGATGGTGAGATCGGAATCCGGGGGAGTCGTCGTGCTCAGGACCGACTGGCCCAGATCACTGCCCGGCTCTGCGTAGGGGTCCTGCGCGCCGGGATCGAACGGGTTTGACATCAGAAGCTCCCTTGAATGCTAAGAGAGCCCCTGATCGGGTTGTTACCGCCCGCTCCACCACCCGTCCCGTTCATGCCGCCGCTCAACGCGCCCACGCCCTGACCGAGACCCTGCGGTGTCGGCGGCGGCATCGGCATGACGGAGTTGGCCATGTTGTTCAGGACGTTCTGCGGCTGGCCGGTATTGCCGGGCATGCTGGGCGGAACCTGTGCCGATTGTGGAGCCATGCTCCAATCCGCAGGTCTCCCCGTGAGCCAGTCAATTGGGCTATCGATCAACTGACGAGGCTGTCCGTCGGGACCGTTCTGTCCCCACTGCGGCGTGTTCATGACCGACCCCATCGATCCCGGCGGACCGTTCTGTCCCCACTGCGGCGTGTTCATGACCGACCCCATCGACCCCGGCGGCTGCACAGGCCCGCCGTCATCGAAGCCGGGGACGTAGCCGCCCATCGCGTAGTTCATCACATGGTAGCCAAGCATGTCGTCGTCGACCGAACCGCCCGCGGCGTATATTGGCGGAATCTCCGGAACAGCAGCGCCTGCGCCACCCGCTCCACCCGCGCCGCCGAACATCTTCGCGATCATGGGCAGCGCGCTGAGACCCATGTTGAAGGCGCTCGATCCGCTGGAGCCCTGCCCAGCCTGCCCTGCACCCTGCGGCGCGGGCAGCGGAGGAAGCGTCGGAGGAGGCTGCACCTGTTTCTGCCCCGGTACATCGCCGAACTGGTCGACCGCGCCGGGGATGATGCCCTTGACGAACGCCATCGGGTCGCCACCGAGACGCGCAGACAGCGCTCCGCTTCCGACTACGCCCCCGTCGTCGAACTCAGGGAGACGGCGAGGGAAGTTGTCCCTGAGAAGATTGTACATGCCACTGATTCCTTTTTTGATCGGCACAGTCTGCTCATCGGCCGCGTGCTTGATCTTGGCCATGTAGCTCGGCGCTGGATTTAGAAAAGAGGAAGCCATCGACATCAACGGCTGGGTTCCCATCTGGAACGGCAGAGTCGTAGCGAAGGGCAGCACATCAGCAAGATCACGCAAGCCCGGATGAATGTTATCGCGAGCACCCTGCGTCATCGCCTTCTGTCTGCCCACCTCGGCCGCATAGTCAAGCTGGTCGGGGTTCGTACCGTAGCGTGCAGCGATGTTATGGCTCAAGCCTCCGCTCATGTTCTCCAGCAGGATGCGGTTCATCATGCCCAACTGGCTGTTGGCCTGATCATTAGGGTTGTACTCTTTTCCTGACCACAACTCAGCCTGATTGGCCCTGTAATCAGAAATGCGCTTACCAAGATTTCCGAGATAGGAGCGCACGGGGTCCGTGCGTGTACCTGCATTCTGTAGGCGCTCCATCGACGCGCGTCTCTCGGCCGCGGTCGGCGTCAACCGGAACTCGCCGAAGTCGTCGCGTGGATTGCTGAAATTGTAATCGGTCGTGCCGATGGCCGGATAATCTGAATCGGGCGGACCGCCATCTTGGAAGTGCTGTACCGGACCGCCCTCCGCCTTGTTGTAGTCATCCCACGCGAAACTCGGCAGCAAACCAACCTTCTGGTCGGCATAGACGGTATCGTCCTGCGACGCTCCCCGATTGCGCTCGGCGTAGGGGCCGAAATTGGCCCATGAGTTTTGCCCGCGCAGTTCGCTGGTCATGGCGGGGATCGCATCGTCGGAGTAGAGCCGCGCATGGGCGCGCCATGCGCGATCCTCGCCCTTGTGACGGAAGTACGGATTGCCCGGTCCGAAGTGGCCGTACATGTCGTGGACGATGCGAAAGGCATCGTTGACCCGCGCATCTGGCAGGTCGCCAATCTGGCCCGCCTTCGTCATCTCCAGCGGATGATTGAGCGTCTCGTTGACCGAACCGAAGCCACCCTCGGTCGGGAACACCTTGAGCCGGTTGTTGGCCAGCACGTCGTGATAGCCCAGAGCGGGCGACTCCTTGTAGGGGTTGCCCTCGCCGGGCTTGAGGAACTCGAACTGCGTTCCGAGCGGCCGAAGCGCCCTGTACTGATCCATCGTCTCGTCGATCAGCGCCTCGTAGGAGCGCTTGGTGGCGGGATCAAACGGATTGTGCTGCATCGACTCGTAGGCCTCGGCGACCTTGCGGGCACGGTCCTCGTCGAAGGCCGGGAACGACTCGACAGGATAGTCTCTGCCCTGCTTGCGCGCGAAACCGCCCGCGATGTCCTCAATCTCCTTGATCGGATAGCTCGGCATCTCGCCCACGCCGGGCAGCTTGACCGTCTTGGGCTTGCCCTCGGCCAGCCTGTTGAGAGTGCTCAGGACGCCCTTCTTGACGAAGCCCTCGGGACCGCCGAACTCGGGGACCATGCCGCCCTCGTCGTACGCGCCCGCCTTGCCGGTGATGATCAGATCGCGCGCCGTCTCGGGTGACACGCCGAGTCGTTGCGCTGCCTTCATGATCTGACCAGACAGCAGTTCCAGCTTGGGCGAGCCGATGGTGCGCACGCCGGTTTGCGGCCCCAGCACGTTCCAGATCATCGCCTGAAGATCGCGCGGGTACATGTCGACTTTTCTGCTGGCCTGCTGCCACCACGGCAGGAAGTCGTCGTACTCTGGGTTGGTCAGTTCCTTGAACAGACTGTCCTGAGACTTGGCCGTTCTCACATCGCCGTAGCCAACGCCGCGAGAAATGTGCGAATCGGCAATTGGACTGCGCGGGTCGGACCAGATCGGATCGGTCGCCTGAACGTACGTCGGCACCTTGTGCCGGTCACTCCACAGCTTGCCGCTGGCTTCGAGGTTGATCAGGCCGGGGACATGCGCGGTCGTATGGTAGGCGTGGCTCGGCGCATCAAGCATGTCGGGAGGGAAGTTCTCCATCTCGTAACGACTCGGGATGTAGACGCCCTTCTTGGTCGAACCCTTCTCGCTGACACCGCCGAAATTGACGTAGTCTCCGAGCCGCCCCTGCTCGGCCATCATGTTGGCCAGCGTTCCTCGATTGGTCTCCGATACCGGTGACGCGCCCGCCGAATGCAGTCCGGTGCGCGCGTTGAACATGCGCTGATAGGCAGGATCGGTACCGAGGTAGCTCATGCGATCCCACAGCGGCTGCATCTCGTACCACGACCGCGTCAACCTCAATGTCGGATCATCCAGAGCCGCCTCGGCGATATTGGTGATGCGGTTCATGTTGCGGCCGGTCAGGACCTGCGGCGATATCGCCGAACCGCGCCCGTTCTTGGGACGATAGGCGGGCGGTACCAACAGCAGGTTGGAGTAGTCACGCGCCGACTGCATCTCGTCCAGTTCATTGCGCCCGACACCGAACAGGCGACGCATAGCCTCCTCATCGCCCGCGTCGTACTTGGCCTTGGCCTCCGCGATAAGCTGAGATGGTGGTTTATAGATGCCGGGGAAGCTGAGTCGTCGCGGATCATCAACCGTCTGGATGCTCGGCACCGGATTGAGCAGGATCGGCGCAGACTTGGGCTTGCGTGCCGCGTTGAGTTGTTTTTCCTGTTCGTTGAGCCGGGCAATGCGACGGCTCAATGCGGCCTCGGCTTTATCCTTCAAACCAACCTGTGTCAGAGCACCGACGTCGCTCAGGTCCGCGCCGCTATTGTCGGGTGCATTGCCGATGTCGCTCAGGTCGGCTGATGTATCGTCGGGCGCGTAGCCGATTTCGCCAAGACCACCAAAGCGATAATTGCGCACGGCACCACCCTTGGATTTCTCGCGGTTGACGATGTCGATCAGGTCGGACGACTGCGGGAAGACAACGTAGTTGCGCGTGTCGCCCGATCCCTGACGACTGAACTTGTCGAGAAAGCGAACACCGGGGAAGCCTACTTCACTGAGATACGCTGACGTGTGCTTCTTGGGATCAGTGTCGCCACGCATCCAGTCGGAGCCCATCAACGATTCAGGCAACGACTCGTGGACATCGGGGGTCGTCAAAGAATGAAACAGTTCCCTGCCCTCATAGGCTCCGGGATCGGCGCTGAATGGATTGAGGCCATGATTTTCAACGTGATAGTCGAGTGCGTCCCGCACCTTTGGATGAATGCGGTTCCATGTGTTTGAATCGACCGGCGCATCCCAGTCGAAGAACTCGCTCGGCTTGGCGTTAAGGTCGAGGTGATAGAGCCAGCCCGGCTTCTGCGTGCCGTAGCCGGGAGGCAGGCCCTCCATGATCGCCTTGATGTTCTCAGGCGAGTAGCGTTCGCCGCCTGCGCGTACGCCGAGACCATGCGCGATTCTTGATTCATCTTCGCCGCGAGCCGCACGTTCCCTGATCGACTTGGCGAGCAGGGAAAGCATGCGCGGGTCTTCGTCGTAAGGCAGATGCATGCCCGCCAGCGACTCAAGGACACGCTGCGATTCAAGATCGTCGACCGGCAATCCGTACTTCGCCCAGCGACCGGGACTATCGCCCTTGCCTGCGGTGATACGGCGATACTCCTCGGCGACTGCCGGGTTCTCGGCCGAGTAGAACCCGTGACCGAAAGCGGCGCTGCCTTCGCCCTTGCCGATGAACGCCGGATCGAACTTGTCGAACTTGTAGGGCGAGCCGGTATAGGTGCGTATCTTGTTGAGCGCGCCCTTGACGATGCCGGAGCCAAGGCCCTCGAAGTGCTGGACCGTGCCACCCTCGGCAAGCCACGGCCCGGTGAACTGGGGCAGCGTGTCCTCGGTGAGGCCGCGCGTGACCAGCGGATCGTAGGCGGCCGATTCGGGAATGACCTTACCGGCCTGCGAATTGAGCAGCTTGCGGAACGCATTGACGCCGCCCTCGGGATCGGCCGCGGTGTTCTGGTAACCGAAGCGGTTGCGTGCCTGATCGGACGGCTGCACCGAGAGCAGCGCCTTGTCGTACTGCATCATCTCGGCCTGCGTCATCATGCGATGACGTCCGTCGTGTCCGACAACCATAGGATACTTGCCGATGGTCGGGGGCCCGCCAAGACCCTGCAGGAAGGCGTGCTCGCCGGTATTGCCGAACCGCAGCAGCGGAACCTCGTCCCACTTGCCTTCCCTGCCGACAGCGGCGTACTTGCGCAGCACGTCCTGAATGTTGCCGCGCTCGCGGTCGAACATCGAGAAGTGCGCGGCGTTGCTGTAGTCGGGGCTGTTCAGCGTCGCCAGCGGGATGCGCGGTGCGAGGTTCTTGAACTCCCACGGATCGATGACAGTCAGCAGGTTGGGAACGTCGAGGGGAACATTCTTGTATCTGTCCCAACCCAACGACTCGTTCAGCGCGTGCTTGTCGAACAGCGATATGTCCGCGCCAAGGTCGGCGGCGTCGCGGAGCCGCAGCGCGCCCTTCTTGCCGTGGTTCTGCTCGACGAACTTCAGGCGGTCTTCCAGCGACATCGCGCCCGGCGACTGGATGTTGGGCGTCGGCACAGGCCGAAGGAACGACGCCAGATCGGATGTCGCGTTGGTCGTCGGTCCCCACGTCGACGGAGTCGTCGGGAACTGCGGATTCGCGGCGACGAATGGATTCGGCTCCGGCATCTTCTTCAACTTGGTCTTGTCGATGTCGGCCAGCGCTGCGAAACCCTTCCTGACGATCTGGCTGCCCTTGCCCTCGAAGTGCTGCAACGCACCGCCCTCGGCGAACGTCTTCTCGCTGAACGACAGGGGTGGGCGATACCCGCCGGGGAAGCCGGTGGGCTCCGGCGTGAACTCGGTGCCCGTGCCCTGCGGGAAATAGGTCCGCATGAGTCGTTCGATGACCTCGTCAGGTTCGCCCACCTGATCAGACAACCGCGAAGGCTGGATGTTGACCAGCGCCTTGCCCTCGTTCATGCGCGCCAACATACGCATGCGGTGACGGGCTTCGTGGCCTTCGACCCAAGCCTTGTCGTCGGGGATGTTGGGGTCAGGCTCTCTCAGCCATAGCTGGCCGGGCTCCGATAGACCGCGCTTCTCTGCGTTCAGCCGCAAACCTGAAAGGTAGGCGTCGAGCGTCCGCTCGGTATGACCCGGCGGCAGAGGAAAGTTAAAATTGGTACGGCCGTAGGGTATTTCATTGGGCTGCATGATGGGCCGGGCGAACGACTCGAACTCACCCGGCGGCATCGCCATCAGCAGGCCTGCATTCTGTATTTTGGAGCCGCCGTAGTTTGGCGTCGACCCCATCAGGTTGCTCAGGCTCTTGGGGTTCCACAGGCCGAGGTTGACGCCTTCATCACCGGCCTGAATCAGTCGCTCGGCCTGCGTCTTGCCATACTTGCGCTCGACGTCGGCGATGACGTCGGCGACCTTGCTGAATCTCGTAAGCCTGCCAGCCATGCGTCCCCGCAACCGGCCAGAGGCAGTCTGGTGGCCGGATAGCGGGGACCATACTCCATGTAGTTTTTAGGGGCTATCCCCCGATTCCACGTAATGCTCGCCGTTGGCGCTCTGCTTGATGGCCGATATCAGGCCCATGGCGTAGCCGATGTCTGGCTTGGTGCCCTCCTTGATCTGCTCGACCATGGTCTCCAGCAGGGACATCAATTCAGGCGCGCAGCACATGGCGGTGACCGCCTGCTCGATTTCGCCGCGGAACTCCTTGTCGTCCTCCTCGGGCGGACCATAGACGTTGGCGATGACGTGACGGCAACCGCCGTAGATGCGGTAGTCGTTCCTGTAGCGACGAGCGCGCCAGCCACGCAGGAAGGGCGGCATCGGCACGATGGGGTGTTCGCGACTGGGCGGCGGATCGGGATATGGCTTCATTCCGGTATTATCGCATAATCGACACGATAAATCAACAGGTGCCTACCTCGGGCGCAGGCGTGATCACTACCGGATCGAGCGTCGGCATGACGTGCAGGCGAAAGCGCACCTTGACCTGAAATTCATTCGTCTCGTTCATCTCGAAATCACGACCGGGCGCGGCGTAGATTTGCGGCCTGAGCCGCCACACCACGCTGTATTTCTTGAGGTCGTCCGGCGGCAGGCCCGCATCGACCAAGGTCCGCAGCATGTGCATCATGGCGGCGTGGTCGTTGCGGCTGTCGAGCCGGGTGATGAACTCATCGTACGGTATGCCGAACTGGCTGTAGGCCCGCGGCAGGCCGTCGATCACCCGGCCAAACTGCTGTTCGATGTGCGCGGTGAGCCAATCGGTTACCGCCGTGCCGCGCTCGGCCACATAGTCCTTGGCGTTCATCCGACTCTCCCCAGCGCCTTATGCAGGAACATGATCGCTGTCTCGATGTGGGTAGTGGCGATAGACGCCTCTAGCTTGGCGCGATCAAGACCGGCGTTGTACCGGATGTTGGGCACATGATCATCGCCGTTGAGCAGCTTTGTATCGCGTGGATGCGCGCCCTGTATCGCCATCGCCTGAGTGATCAGAGCCGCGCCCAGCAGATTGACCTTGCCGATGTCGGTCCGCCGCAGGGGATTATGATCAGCGCGCAGCATCTCCAGAGCTTCGTCTGAAATCGTCAGGATGGGAGCGATCTTGTAACACTTGCCCAGCAGATCGTAGTCGACCTGCTGGGCCTCGAAGCCTTCGACCAGCAGCTTATCGGGTTCGTTGTGCATCGTGGTCATTGCAGTCCCTCGATATTCAGCGTCTGATTTTAGGGGGAGGTCGGGGATTGTAGCGCACCGACATGACTTCTTCGTAGTCGAAACTATCAATGCACTCGCTGATCAGGACTAGCGGTCCCTCGGTGCTGAGAACATCAGCATTGTACGTCCACACATACTTGGGCACGCGAAGACGATTGGTAGCGAACAGCACGCCTTTTTCGGTAACACGCCACTGGCCGGAATGCTTTTTGGCCGGGTCCTTGCTCGGCTTGCGCTCGCACATGTCCCACCATCGCATGGTGGGAAGCTGGTTAGAGCCAAGGACGAAACGCGGCGCGGTCTTAGGCACCCGAATGAACTCGCCATCGGGAGTCGTCATGTGCGAAAGCCAAGCAATGCTAGCCGCCATGGTATGGTTGATGCCTCGCCGGTAGTTCTTGCCGTGCCTGTCGCAGCACGGACACAGGCCACCGTCCTCCTCCCGCATCCGCTCCCATTTTTGTCGCGCTTCTGCCAGCGTCATGGTCATCCGCGCGGCTCCGCTCATATCAGACCCCTGCTCTTGAGCAGCCATTCCGGCGCGGTCAGTGTCCGTAGCGGGCCGCTCTCACCGGGCTTCTCCAACTGGGCCTGCGACTTGGGAATCCAGACCATGTTCAACTTGCCGTCGTCCTTGAGCGTGCCGTCGTGAACCAGCCACGCCTTCTCGGTCTCATGCACCAACTCGACGTCGATGTCGTACAGATCGCTACGTCCGCTCATGCCATCTCCCAATCGGTTGCCAGCAGGTCGGTCTGCGAGCACAACCACGGCACAAGGTCGCCCTGCGCGGTGCTCATGTAGACGTAGGGCAGCGTCATCTTGGAATGTTCGTCGGGCACCTGAAGTTCAAGCCACATGCCCTTGCCGTTCCAACCGGCGCGGCGAACCTTGTCGCCGTGGCGCATCAGATTGATCGCCCAGCCAATCGTCCCGCCAATTATTTGCACAGCCATGTTGTCCTCCTGACACTTGCGAAACATCGACAGCATACATGGTACGCGGCGCTGTGCTAGGGTATTTATCGACTGCACCAACGACTCGCGCTGGTGCTCGGATGCGCAAGACCCCGTTCGATCCGCTCGACTACTTCATGCAGTGGTTCAACCCCGGCCCCCTGATCAGGTGGCTGTGGTGGTTCCTGACCGCCCATATGCCGCCCAGCCTGATGACAATCCTGCTGATTGTATGGCTGGCGGTGATGGCGTATCTGCTGATGGCGATCCTCCAATCCTGACAGGTGCAACATGAACATCACTCACTTCACGATGGAAGAGTTCCTGATCAGCGATACCGCCGAAAGCATCGGGGCGAACAACTACCCGACGTGGGAGGTCGCCAAGAACCTCGAACGACTCGCCACCGTTATGGAACACGTCCGCAACGGACTGGGGGCCAGACCCGTCACTATCCTGTCGGGCTACCGCTCACCGCCGGTCAACACGGAGGTCGGCGGTGCGACCAACTCGGCCCACCTCTACGGACTGGCCTGTGACTTCGTGGTCAACGGCCTCACTCCGCTGGAGGTATGCAAGGCCATCGAACCGCACATGGCGATGCTGGAGATAGATCAATTGATCTGGGAATACGGCGACTGGGTCCATCTGGGACTAAGCGAAGGTCCGGCCCGGTGTCAGTGCCTGACCATCAACAACGCAGGAACCTCTGAGGGTTTTCCATGAGCCATACGACCACCATACCCTTCAAGCAGGACGGTAAGCGCCGCTACATCACCCGCCTCGACATCGAAGACAGTAATGCCGTGTCCGCGTTCTACCGGCGCTTCAAGCACTGCTTTGAGCATGATCCTCTGAAAGATTACTTCTACCTGATCGAGGAAAAGTAACGCCGCCATCGGGGGAGACCGATGGCGGCGCTTGCTGCACACAGGCAGCGCTGAGTTCCAACCGGACGGATGCCATGCCTGTCCGGCTGGGCCCCCTCAGAACGGACGTTCATCGGCGACAGGCGGACCATCAGGCGCGTCGGGCTCTGGCGGCTCGCCTGCGCCGGGCTCGGGCGGCCCCGGCTCGGCCCTCGCCCCATTGGCGCGGCGCGGACGAACCACCGCACCGGGAAAGGTGACAGCGACGTCGATGCCCATCTCGGTCAGCGCGGTGACAACCTCCTCCCATGGGCCATCGACCGTGTAGTCGCGCCGGTATCGGTGGCCGTTCATCTGGTAGCGCAGTGTGATCATGAAGCAGTCTCCTTGTGGCTCGAAGAGTGCCGCCGAAGACGCGGGAGTGTCAATAATTAATCGTAAGGATTGCGGACCTCGGCGTCGCTCCTGTGCAGCGAGTCGTAGAGCGCTTGGTTCTCGCCGAGGTCGACCTCCAGTTCCATCGAGTCGTCCTTGAACTCGCCGGTCACGCCGGTCGTCACGCCTGCGGTGAGCCAGCGATCCGCGAAATACCGAACCGCTTGCGAGAAGCTGTCGACGAAGTCGTCATTGCGAGTCGTTCCGGGACCTGAGTAGACCGTCACCTCTTTAAGAAACGGCTCGCACCATGAGCGAGGCTCACCCCGCTTTACTTTGCTCTCAGGAAGCCAAATGCGGCCCGCCGAGGCCACATGGGAGACGCCATGGAGCCGAGACAGCTTGTCGGCCCTGCCGGGGTTGTAGGGCCACGAATCGACGCCCTCGTACTGCAGCGTCTGTCTGAGGGAGATGCCGGAACCCTTGTCCTCGATGATCAGCAGGTCGGGCGTCTTGATCTGCTCATGGTACTGGGGCTCGCCCACCACCGGCCTGAAGATCAGGTCGCGGCGTCGGCCATAGCGCGCCTTCATCTCCTGCTTGGCCCGCTTGATCAACTCGGGAAAGCCAATCTGCTCGTGCCAGCATTCGAGCATCATCATGTTCCAGCGGCGCTTCTCGGGGAACACGCCCCACACCGTGCAGGCGGTGAAGTCGGGCTCGTAGTCTTTCTTGTCGAACGTCTTCTCGGTCAGCGCCGTGTCGAGGCTGACGAACACGAAATCGAACCACGGCAGCGGCCGGTCGTGCGTCCATAGCTGCAGCCAGCTTCGCTTGATGATCGCCGCCTCGCCGACCTCCAGCAGTTCGCCCAGCACCTCCTGCCGATAGATTTGCGTGCCCTCGTACTGCTGCAGTTCGTCGAAGAACGCCTCGGCAAGGTTGGCGCGGTTCTCCATGGTGGTGCCGACGACAACCTTGACGTCGCGCCGCGCCAGCATGTCCTTGAGCCAGTCGAGCGGACGTGGCGTCGTCGTGTAGAGTCGTTGAGGCTGGACGCGGCGATTATCGACAGTCGTATAAAACAGACGGGTCGATAGATCGATGTTGCTGATCACCGCCTCTGCCGTGGTGTTCCACGCCGCCGCCTCGTCGCCCCATGTGAAGTGCGCCTGCGGACCGCGCAGACGGTCGGGCGACTCGGCCGAGAAGCCCTTGATGATCGAGCCGTTGATGAGTCGTATCTCGAAGATCGAGTTGTTGATGCTCGCGACCATCTGGTGCGGGATCATATTGATCAGGCCGGATGGACCGCCGAAGACCACTCCACGAAGATCGCCGTAAGTGGGGGCGATGACGTGAATGACGCAGCCGGGATATAGACCAGCCTGTCGTCGAACCCAGTTCGATCCCACCAAGGTCTTGCCGAAGCCTCGACCCGCCTGCACCACGCACAGTGACCAGCCTGACACTGGCAGCAACTGCTTGAGCCGGGCGCGGCGGCTCCAGCGGTTCTCGGCTTCGATGAAGGCGAGTTCGTGGTCATTAGCGACTCTGAGTCGTTGTGCGTTGATGACCGGCATCGAGCAGCCTTAGACCGTCGGCTCCTGCCCCACCATGTCGTCCTCGTCGGGAATGAATGGCACGTCTTTGACCTCCGGTTCAGGGGGCGGCGGCATGTGGGTCGGCGGCAGGTTAATGGCGACCTGCGGATTGGGAGTCGTTTCCGAGAACGTAGGTGTAGGAACGACCACCACCTCGATGACGGGGGGAGCGACGTAGGCCGCCACCACGTCGTTCGACAGCGCAGGCAGCGACGAGCCATAGGCATTGGCGACGATCAACTGGCAGGCAAAGGTGTGGCCATCGTCGTCGGGCTGCAACGTGTAGCTGGGGTCGCGCATCATCGCTATCGCCACGCCGTCGCATAGCCAGTGATAGTCGCGACTCGTCGGCTCGCCCTCCCAGTTGCCTGCCGTACAGGTCAGCGTGTTCGTGTCCGCCGTCTGCTCGGCGTAGGGACGGTCGACCACGATGGGCTCGTTGCCCGCTACCACGTCATGGACCGGCAACGCCTCGGCTGGCTGCGACCCGTAGGTGATGGGCGGCTGACCGGGATCACCCGGCTGGGCCAGCGGAACGACGAGCGTCTCGACGCTCGGCGGAGCCGCGGGGGACGGATAGTACGTCGTGCCTACCGCGGGGTCGCTGATGTCGCTCATGTTCTCCCTCCATCTTTGCGATTGAGGGCGGCATCATGCGAGCATCAGTCGTCCTTGTCCAAGAGTCGTTGGAGGTTTTCGTCCTGCTCTTCCTCCTCCAGCTTTTCGATGGCCAGCGTACACAGCGCCTCGATGGCCAGACCGGCGTTGGCGTCGTCCTCGTCCAGCAGTTCACGCATGCGTTCGAGTATCCTGATGGTCTCCTGCTTGGTCTCTTCCTTGATCATCATGTCGCTTTGCGTGCCCATGGATAACTCCCTGACCAAATGCCATGCGTCATCGCGATGGCAATATAATTTTCCCGTCAGCATGTTGTAGTGCAGGGTTCCTTCAGCCATCTGCCTACTTCGCGAAGTACGATTTGACCGCGCACATCTGCGTAATCTCCATCTGCGATATGGCGATTGACGCCATGCGCTTCATGGGGTCGGTGGCATTAGCGCCGTCGCGGAGTTCGATCATCTTCTGGATCACCGCCGCACACATCCCCTTGACCACGGCAACGTCGCTGCTGGTGCTTGGATTGAAGTCGAACAGCACGGCATCGAGCGCCCGAACACTGGGGGTGATGATGTCGCTGTAGTTATCGCCTATGTCGATTCGTACTACGACCGCCATGATCAATTCCTTTTCTGTCCGGTGGTGTCGGATAAGTGCGTATTGGGACCGATGAACTGCTTGAACTTTTTCATCAGCCTGTCGAGCGTGCTCTCGTAGTCGATGATGATGTCGCCCGTGAAGCCCAGTTCATCAGCCGTCACATGGATCGGGCTGCCTGCCTTGAGCGCGCGGATATTGTCCTCGGTGATGCCGAAGATGATGACACCGCGACCCGTCCTGTCATCGCGCGCAGACATCTTGATCATTGTCCCTCACCACCCATCAGTTCTTCCTCAAAAACGTCGGCACCTCTATCTTGTCGCGAACCGTGTCGCGTATGCTCAACAGCAGCGCGTTCATCTCGGTGATCAGTTCGATCATCACACCGAGTCGTTGGTGCATGCGCGCGGTGTCGCGCTCGATGTGACCAACCCGCTCGGCAAGGTTATCCAGTTCAGCGTCGGTCATGGCAACCCTCTCGGCAAGGTTATCCAGTTCAGCGTCGGTCATTTTCCGCCTGCCTCTTCAGTCTCTCTTCATTGGCTTTGGTCCCTGCAAGATCATAGGCGTACTCAGGGCATTTGCATTCGCTGCAGGGTCGCGGTGCGCTACGGTCAGTATCACTCCATGCGTGGCTCTCGACGACGTGGCCGCAGGCGCAGAGGTAACTGCCGCGCAGCATCACCAGTGCCCACAGACAGAACAGAACAGGTCGCGTCCGTTGGTGGCGACTGGAGCCTTGACACCGCACCAGCCGCAATGATGCAGCCAGCGCTTGTAGGTTATGGCACCGGGATGACGCTTGATCGGCACACCGTTCGCTGTCTTGGCGATCATGGCTTCACCTTGTCCGTCAGTATCAGACGACCCTTGAGGTGAGCCCGCGCCATCAGACGTCCAGTGCCGTGACTCAGCACGACATAGGAATACGCCGCCTGCCCCGGCTGCTCGGTCGCCAGCACCATGCCATGCTTCTCGAAAAGATTGCTGAGTTCATCGAGAAACTTTGGCACATCATGAGTTAGGGGATAGACGGTCATGGCTTAACCTTGTCGATAGCTGCTTGGGCGCGGGCTGCCAGCAGTTTGTGCAAATCGTTAACGAAGGATGTCGTCTCGGCATCAGCCGCGACCGTGACTGGCTTGCAGATGTCATGGAGCGCTTCCAGCAGGATGCGGATGGTGGCGTCGGCCTCGCGCTGGTTCCATGCAGCGATGGCTTCACGTTGACCCGTCTTCACGGGTCCATCGGCCTTGCAATTGTTGCACGTCAGATAGTTTCCGTCCGGAAGTGTCTCGCTGTCGCCCAAAGAGATATTGAAACTGAGACAGAACGGACAGGGATGAAAGGGATGGGGCCGCCGGTTCCATGCAGCGATGATTGTGGAGCGCTGGTTGCTGGTGACAGAGGTCGCCCAGCAACTCTCGCATTGCACTCGCAATAACTGTGTGTGGACGTTGGGCGAAATCTTCAGAGCATCGCTACCGCAGAATGGGCACAGCAACAGCGTGTCCTGTTTTGACGCTGTGGTCATCTCACTCTCACGATCTGAGTTGCGTTAACGACTCGGTGCCCGAACACAAACCATGCGAAGTCGACCGCGCCGCTGTGGCCTTGGTCGGGCACGCCGGGCGGCAGCATCTTGAGTCGTCCGCAGATGATGATCTTGTGCAGATGCTTCAACAGGTCGGCGCGCTTTTGGGCGGCGATCCACGTCAGCCGCAACAGCACACACACCTTGCCATCGCTCGGGATGATCTTGAGCGCGTGGCGCACATGATCGTCGCTCTGGTCGAATGGAGGATTCATAATTATGCTGTCGGTCGTTCCAAGACATCCTATGAAGTCATATCCATACTTGACTTGGGTGCGCATACCGTCAATCGGCACATAGACAAACTTGTCGCTGCCATGCGCCCGCTGACCGGCATGGATCAGCGCCTTGACGATCTTGCCGCGCCCGCAACTCGGGTCCCACATCACGCCGGTCAGCGTCACGTTGCTCAGTAGATGATCGACCGCCTCGTCAGGCGTCTCGTAGTTGTCACGCTCGTCGCGCTCGTTGTCCATCAGACCGTACTGGCCTGCCGCACGACGTGCGCGCCTCCTGAGAATGTTAACACCGTCATCGAGCGCCCTCCGCAGATGATTGGTGACAAGACGTCCTTGGTCGCGCTTGGGTTGGTTCTTAACCTGTATCTTTATGCCGCGCCGCTGGACCTCGGCCCTGAGCAAACGCAGTTCATCTTCAAGCGATAACTTAGCCGTGTCCGTTCGTCCTGCCGTTCGTGATGCGCGGGCCTGCGAGCGGGTCGGTGAGGTCGCGCTCTTCCGGCTGGTCGTTGGTGGTGGCGAGTCTTTCGCCGCGCTCTTGGCTGTCTTGCGCTTCACGTCGGGCTGCCTCCATGACATCACGTCGCCGGGCAGTATCACTATCCTGTCGCTCACTGTCCAGCACAGTCTCTGGCGTGATGTCGACGAAGTCCTCGCCGCCTTCGAGTCGTGCGTTGACCAAGCCGGTCACCACCGCCTCAATCACAGATTGAATATCTCCTCTGCGGCGTTCGTCCTCGGGATCGACGTCATCCTTGCGGTGGCCAACCTTGCCCTCGATCCGGTCGGCCACCTGCGACCATGCCTGCATGTCGCCGCGCAGGCCCTTGAGCACCGCGGCCTCGGCCCACGCGATGACCGCCGGGAGGGCGCGCCGCTCGGTCACGCCTTCGTCTCCGACAGGGACAGTTTCGGCGAACGACTCGGCGCGCACTTCCAGTTCCTCGACCGGCCGCATCAGCGCCAGCCAGAGGGCAACTTTGACCGGGTGCCGCATCCCCACCAGCGCCCGCCAGTCGCGGTCGGCCAGCCGCAGGCCGGGGACTGCATCAAGCGTGCTAATAGCGGTCAGATCGGAGGTGTTTGGGGGCCGCGCAGGCATCAAAACCGCCTTGTACTACGGGTGCTACACCCCCCTCCTAACACTTTTCTCACCGTATATAATATTCACGTTTACTACCCCCCAAAAACGCATCTCGCGTACGTTACCCAGACACTAGGTGTAATAGGTGTAGTACCGTAAACACCGTTGATTTTATTAGATAATTTCATGCTACGCTTATGCTACGGTACTACGCCTCCCGGCACCAAACTGGCGGTATATCTTCACTGTACGTGATGATACTGCGTCAAAACGGCGTTATATCTTCACTGTACGTGATGATACTCAGCCCATTTGTACTACGCACCCCCTCTCTGGCTACGGGGTCGACCGGCACCCAGCAGCGCAGCGCTTTGTGGACCCCGTTGCGCCGGTAGCTGGTCACCGTCGAACGCCAGCCCAGCCGGGTGAGGGCCTGCGTGATGGAGTACTGGTGGCGCTCCGCCTGATCGTGCGGGATGCGCAGCCACTGCACCGCCACCCGGAGCGGCGTCACCACATTGCCCCAGCGCTGCGGGCTGGTGAAATTGCCCAGCGTCGGATCGGGCGGCTCGATGGCCGGGCTGCTCACCGAGCCGTCATACAGGCCCGCTCCGAGCAGATGCTCGCGGATGGTCTCCTCATACATCGAGACCTGCTGGTGCCTCTCCACGGCCTGCGCATGAGCCGCGGCGGGCACTTCCCACCACGTCGCGCCATCCTCGTAGAGGCTCAACCCCTCGGCGATCAGTTGATCGCGGTGGGTGCGCAGCCAGTCGACATTGATCACGCCGCAGGTCACCGGCCAGAAGCGGCGGCCCCCGGTCTCATCGCGCAGCCACGCCCGCTGGTTGCCGGTTCCTGTCGGAACGAATCTCCGCTTGTGATGCTTGCTGGTGCGGCCGTACGGCACCCTGAACTTGTCGGAGGCGCACGACAGCGCCTGCTTGACCTTGGCCATGTCGACGCGCGTCGAAACGATGGACGCCAGTTCAGCGATCTCGCCCAGCCACACGCCCTGAATCTGCAGATAGAAATCCTTGTTGGCCGGGTTCTCGCTGATTTCGGCGAAGAACGGTCCGCCCAGTATCTGCATGGCGGTCGACTTGAGCGTGCCCTGCGCGCCCAAGAACACCGGCATGGTGTCCATCTTGCAGCCTGCCCTGAGCGCGCGTGCCGTCATGCTGACGACCATGTTGCGGCCGACTGCCTCAAGGTATTCCAGCGTCTGGCCCTGTTCGTCGTCGACCACGGCACCGAAGCCAATCGTCATCATGTCCTTGAGTCGTTCTACCCTGTCCCACTGCGGCACGCCCTTGACGTGGTCGACCAGCACGTCGCGGCAGTCCAGTTCAGCGACATAGAACACCGCCTGCTCGACGGTGCGCATATGCACGTTGCCCAGTACCTCGATGTTGAGCGCCATCATCCACATCATGATCTTGCGCATCACCGCGTCGTCGACATCGTAGGCCTCGACCACGTCCTCGCTGCGGTCGCACTTCCAGTCGGTCCTGATCTGATTCAAGAACGTATCGAACCACAGGCGGCCCCGGCGCTGGCGCAACAGCAATCCGACGCACACGAACAGCGGCGATTCGCTTTGCAGCATCTCGTCGATGTTGGTCACCGCCGCCATCGCGCCGGGCTCGCGTGCGGCGCGCCGCAGCTTCCTGATCAGCGCCTTTTTCAAATCGCCGAGGAAGCCGCGCGTGTCGGTCCATGACAGCAGGTTAAGGCCATCGGGATTGTCGCGATGCACGACCTTGACCATGCTGACGAACGAATTGACGGACTCTTCCGAGCCCAGCCGCGCCGCCAGCGCGGCGACCTTGGGCAGGATGGTGCCGTAGATCGTCATCTCGGCATCGGCCAGATAGTCGCGCGCCAGTGCGCGCAGTTCCTCGGTCCGGGTCGGACCGGCCTCCGACGGATCAGGCATCGCTAGGCCCGGCCCGCGGGATGCATGACGCGGGCGGCCAGCGTCGGGTCCATGGAGTACCCCGGCTTGTCGTAGTCCTTGACAAGCCGTGCCTTCAGGATCGGCAACGGGTCTTTCCCGCCCCACGGCACGCAGTCGTTGCACACCGCGATGATGGCGTCGTACGGCTCGGGCACATAGGCCTTGGCCTGCCTGAAGCGGCGCGGGTCGGCCTTGGGGTTGGGGATCAGTTGCCTGTTGTACAGCGCCACGGCGGGCCGGGAGTTCGGATCAAATTGCTTCTCGCAGCAGAAGCACACCGGGCTCTTGCGGCCACCCTTCACGACCTTGCTGGTGAACTCCATAAGCTGCGGCATGTAATCGACGACCAGCGGGCCTTCGATCATGGTGATGTTGAACACGAAGATATAGGCCCCCTCGTCGGGTGCCGAGTCGTCGGGGAAATTGACGATCTTGGGCATCTCGCCCTTGGCCTTGGCGGCGCGTCGTTGCTCTCGGTTCATGCAGTCCTCCCTCTCAATATGTCATGTAGCGTGGTCGTGCGCGTGGCCTGCGCGGTTGCATCCGCTTCCAGCGCTCGCGCCGGAGAAGCCTGCGCCAGTGCTGGCGCAGGTCGTAGTCGCGCTCGACATTCTCGATGTGCCCGACCGCCCATTCCCGGAGATAGTCAAATTCACGATTGACCGCGTCGGCGTTGTCGATGTCGTGGATGCTGGCCAGCATCATGCCCATCATGCGCGTCATCGCCTCGAAGCGGGTGATGTCGGTCTCGCCGTGATTGATCCGGCGGGCCGGGAGTTCGTCCATCGGCACCACGCGGGAAAAGCCAAGAAGATTGGGTTGTTCTTCCGAGTCGTTCGCCGGACCCTGACCCTGCTCGGTACGCGCGCCGCCCAGCCGCTGCTCGGCGTCTTCGACCGCCAGCAGGCTGTCGGTCTGGTAGGCAATCGTCACCGGCATCGGCGCGCCCTTGCGGTGGACGCTGCCCGCTATCCTGATCGGCTGGTGAGGGCTCTGGAACGAGCCGTCGGCCTGCACATGATCGGCGGCGGCACGACGCAGCCGCGCCACCCGCGGTGCCGCGCAGTCGCCGCTGAGTCGCCAGAACAGATGCGTCTTGGGCTGACCGTCGAGCAGGCCGCCGGAGTGGACGGCCAGTGCGGGCGATCCCAAGAGTTCGATCAGCCTGATGCACTTGCCTGCGATATCACCGGTATCGAAATCGACACACAGGGTCGGCAGGCTGACGACATCGGCGGCACCCGCCGCGCGCCCGCGTACAAACCCCGGTACGCAATACGCCGCCAGTCCGCGCTGGTCGCAGATTCTGGCGAAATCGACCACGCCCTCGATCCAGTTGGCATGGAACGGGTTGATCCACGGCGTGTAGGGCACGCCGTCTTTGCCGCGCTCGGCGTAACCACGAAGGGCAATCAGGCTGCCAAGTGGCGGATTTTCAAAGACAATTTGGCAATATTGCCGAATAGCGACAGGATTAAGCACCGGGCAGACTCCTAGACCGGCAAAAAATGCCGGTTGAACAGTGACTCAAACACCGCTAGGTCTGTCCTAGCGTTTCTTGTTCGCACTCGGAACGTACGCCCAATGCCAACGCCCCCGCAATGGCAAAAGGCAAAACGGGGAGGCTCGGTGGCTTGAAATCCACCGGGCCTCAACTGTTTGTGGGGCACACACCGATGGACCACCACGGACAGTACATCAATAATCCTGTCGATTGTTGTTGACGTCCCATAGAGTTCCATGAGATAACATTTTCCTCGGGCGACAGAGCCCGCAACCCAAGGAGAACGATCACATGGCTACCCCGACCAACCACTTCCACGCCGTCGACCCGCAGGGCAACGTCCACACCCGCAGCACCAAGCGCACCTACAGCCACACCGTGGTTGTCCTCCTCGGCGACGCCTACGCCGCCAAGCGTCTGGCCGACCGCCTCGCCTACACCGTCAAGCAGGCCCCGGAGGACTACGCCTTCCACACCTCGATGGTCGACCGTAGCTGGCACTACGTCGGCGGCAAGGTGGGCGGCACGCTGCGCTACCCGACGATCACCGACGAGGCGAGCATGGCCAAGGAAGCCGCGGAGCACGCCGAGAGACTCGGCGGCCTGACGGTCGAGCAGTACACCGAGCGCGCACTGGCGGAGGTCCGTGCCGACCACGCCGCCGACGTCGCCAAGGGCGAGTACAGCAAGTTCTTCAACGTCGGCTGGTGCAGCCGCCTCGACCTCGCCCGCAAGCTGGCCGACGGCGGCCACCGCTTCACCAACCCGGAGAAGGTGGTGATCCTCGAAGCGGTGCGCGGCAAGCCCGACAAGGCGGTGCGCTAATGGCCACTTTCATGGACCTCATCGAGCCGTGGGATGACGACTCGTTCGACATCCCACCCAAGTACTACGTCAGCTACCCCGCGGGCGTGACCGACGACTACGGCCAGCGCGGCTACTACTTTCGCACCCTGCGCGGGGCCAAGTACATGGCCCGGCGCGCCTTCAAGGCCCGCCCCGGCCACGTCCTCTTCCTGAAGAAGGACTGGTGAAGGCCCGCCCGGCCCCATACAGCCCCGCCCGGCCCTGACAAGCCGGTGCGGGGCTTCCGGGTGCCACCAACCAAGGAGCACGCACAATGGCCTATAAAGTCTACCTGATCGTCGAATTGCCGGAGAGCTACGAGGACAAGGACGCCGCCATGGACGCCGCCGTGCAGGCTCTGCAGGACGCGGTGGTCATCGAGACCGAGCGAGTCGTCAACCCGCACCGCACGATGGTCGCCAAGGTCTACGCCGAGGGCGACCTGCTGGCCGCCAAGCCACACGCCTTCGTGGTCGACATCTGCGACGGCTGCATCTGATGATCACCCTGCGCTACGTCATCAAGGGCCTCCGCTTCCGGCGCACCTACCGCGACAGCCGTGAGGCTGCCGTCCGCATCGACATCCTGCGCAGGCAGGGTATCGCCGTCACCGTGACGGTGACGGCATGAGCGAACCCCTCGCCTACCTGTTCGACCAGCACGGCTGGGCCCTGCTGAAGAAGGTCAAGAAGGGCCTGTACGGCGATGGCACGCACCTGACGCCCGACACAAGGCGCGACCTTGCCAACATGCTGGAGGCGGCCATGATGCAGGTCATCCCCATCGACGAGAAAGGCATATACGTTCAACGTGACACCTGAGACGCGGGGCTCCGGGTCCATCTCCTTTACGGCGGCAAGGACCGCCCGAAACAGCAAGCCGCTCCTGCCTAGTGCGCGTTCGCCCCTCGCTTGCACAGGGCGCGCATGTGGTCAAACCCCCGACCCGGCCGGACCTTCCGGAAAGTAGTGGGTGTAAGGCGGCATCCGAGAGACCCCGCCCGGTGGTTCCAGCCATCGGGCGGGTTTATTTTTGTCCTGTCGATTTCTGTTGACGTCCCATACGGTTCCATGAGACAAGCTGTTCCTCGGGCGACACAGCCCGCAACCCAAGGAGCGCCACTTCATGATCAAGCAAGCCGAAACCATCACCCCCGCCGTCAAGGCCACTTTCGAGACCGCCATCGTCAAGCTGCAGGCCGAGAAGGCCGAGATGCTCGCCGTGCTGCGCGCGGGCGTGAACGACAAGGTCCTCATGCTCGACGGCGTCGGCGGCACCTGCATCGCCATGATCGACGGCAAGCCGGAAGCCCGCCACGCCCACAAGGCGACCGCCTTCACCGCGAAGAACGCGCCGATGTTCCGCAACGGCGTCGGCACCCCCTACAACCTCGTGTGCCGCGCCCACGCCATCTCCAAGGGCATCGAGAGCATCGATGCGGGCCTCAAGTACATGCAGGAGGCGGTCAGCCTCCCGGTGGCGGCATGAGCCGGGTCACCTACGACATCCGTTTCAACGGTACCGGGTACGAGGTGTTCCGCACTCGGACCTTCTATCTCGCACAGCCGGTCTCGGTGGTGGTCGACACGTTCGACACTCGCGAGGCCGCCGAGGTCGAAGTCAAGTTTCAAGAGGCGCTCGACCGCGACAAGGCTCGCGACCGGGCCGGACGCTAATTCAGACCACCCAACCCGAAAGGAACCAGACAATGACTGCCATCACTCAAGTTTCCAACGACTCGATCCCGGCCAACGACCAGACGTCCTCGCTGGTCGACCAGATCGGCACCATGAAGGCGCGGCTCGCCCCGCTGCTCAACCAACTCAAGGAACTGGAGGCCGCCCTCAAGGCCTACGGCGAAGGCCGCTACCTCGGCTCGTCCTACGAGGCCAAGGTGTTCGTCCAGCAGCGCGACACGCTCGACATGAAGGCGGTCCGCGACCATCTCAGCCGCCAGTTCATCGCCGCCCACACCAACACCAGCGATGTCACCGTGCTCAAGGTGACGGCGCGCCAGATCAGCCTCGCCCCGGTGGAGGGCTAGATGCCCGGCCCCAAGGTCGCGCGCGACCTCAAGTTTCAGGGCAACAAGTTCTCCATGGCGGTCAACCGCGCCAACCTGATGGCCATGGAGCAGATCGCCCGCGACCTCGAAAAGTCATCCGGTGTGCGGCTGACCCGCACACAGGTGCTCCAGCACCTGATTTCGTTTTACAACTCCCGAAAGGACCCCTCATGACGCGCCTTACCTTCGCCTGCCTGATCGCCCTCGCCGTGTTCGTCGGAGCCGCCACCGCCGCCAAGGCGGACGGCTGCTACTACCTGAACATCTGGATGGACGGTAAGCTCAAGCTCTGCACGGTCTGCGAATGGGCAGGCGTGCGCAACGTGACCTGTTCCTGATGCAGTTCGTCATCAACGCCGACAAGTCGGTCGAACCGATGGACGACGCCGTCGAATGGATGGCGCGTCTGGAGACCGATGACCGAGTCGTCGAGGTCACCAGTGTGGGCAAAACCCTGATATCCACGATGTTCACAGGGATTTCCACCGGTCTCGACGACTCGGGCAGGCCACTCGTTTTCGAGACCGTGATCCAGAAAGGCCCGCTCCACGGGACGACCCGCCGCTACCCTACCTTTGGCAGGGCTCAGGCGGGCCATATGCGGCTCGTAGACGAGGTTATCGAGGCCTACCGGGCGTCCGGCTCATCCGAATCCCCGGCCTCTTCCTGAGCCTCTCTGGGGGCCTGTGGAGCGGCCTCCGCAGCGGGCGTGCCGGGCGCGGCGGGCAGGGGGTAGAAAGCCCACTCGGGGGCTTTCTCCCACAGGCGATTGAACGACTCGGCCAGCAGGACCGAACTCGCCATGACCTCTATGGTGGCCTCGCGGTCTTCCGGGTGTTCGCGCCCATTCACCATCCAGATCAGGCTGTACGGGACGATATGGGCCACCTCGATGTCGTTTTCGCTGAACGCCAGCCGCACGAACATGGCCGCCACCGAGGTCTCGAAATTGGCCCGCGGGTCGTCCGGGGGCAGCTTGTCCATGGCGCTGCGCAACGCCTCCGCCAGTGACTGGCGCTCCTGCATCGAGACGCTGGCCGGGTGCCGGTTGAGCATCATGCCGAACACCGCGCTGCACGGCTCGGCGATGTCCTGCAGGCGCAGGGCGACCAGCGCGGTCCGGATCAGCGACAGGCAGGCCCGCCAACGACTCGTCGAGTCGATAAGACCTACGCAACTCTCGATGCGGTCCTTGCCGTTGAGCATCGCCCCCACGTTCTGCTCGGTGCGCACCCTGAAGATTTGGCCGAACGGCAGGCCGCGCGTCACCTCCCACAGCATCGGCTGGCTGATAATCTCGGGCGCGCTGCGCCACTGGAAACGCTCATTCGGCAACTGGATGCCGTGCGTGACCACGTAGGCTGTTTTCATCGTCTCTTCTCCGCTGGATGGGGGCAAACGAAACGGCGCGTGCCGTCAGCACGCGCCGTACGAGTCGTTGACGTCAGAAAGGAATCTCAGAATCCAGCGCCACGGCGGCGGTGGCGGCGGTGCGCGGTGTGGTCGACGGATCGGGCATCGCCCGCGCGGTCCCGGCATCAATCTGTTCGCGCAGCTTCTGCGCCTCCGCGAAGACCGCCCTGCCGCCGTTCACCTCCAGCAGCTTGCTGCCCGGCTCGACGCGCCAACCGTACCATGAGCCAAGATCGTTGCTCTCCTGCACGGTCTGCATGCTGTAGACCCGTGAGTATATCGGCGGCTCGAACGACGTGCCGTCAGCCTTGGTGATCTTGAGCATGTTGATCAGCGCATTGAGCCTCTTGCTCTTGCGGTACTGCGACCCGGTCATGTTGAGCACCACCGGCATGGTTGCGCCATCCTCGAAGATGATCAGTCCGTAGTAGGTCGCATTGGGCACGATGTCGTTGCCCTCGCTGGTGCGGTGCGTGCCGTAGTCTCCACTGGACGCCTCGTACTTCGATGCATTGGTGCCCCAGTTCTTCACCAAGCCGCCGCGGTTGGGCTTCCATTCGACGAACGTGGTCTCGTACTTCACCGGGACGAAAGCGATACGCTGACGCGGCTCGCGGGTCAGGGAATCGATGATGTCGCCGGGTCGGGCCGCCTCGACGAACGCCGGGTCGTTGCGCTGAACGTAGCCGCTGGTCGCCTGCACGATCTGCAAAAACGGGATCAGCAGGTCGTCTTTCTTGAAGTCATTGGTGGGCTTCGCGTTCTCCATCAGCGCAATGTCTTCGACCGACAGAGTCGTCGGCAGATTGGTTTGGCTGGTCGTCTGCAGAGTGGCTTCGTTATTCGTTGTCACGTTGCTATTGGTCATTTGATGTTCCTGCTTTTTTGGTGAAGCGTGCCCGCTGGAAGACAGAGACGCCAATCAGGTCCAGCGGTGTCGGCTGACCGGCGACGATTCGGTCGCGTATCCTTGCGCCGAGAGTCATGGGGTGAATCGTTTCGTCAAGAGCGACCTTGGCAGTGCCCAGCGCGGCGAGTCGTTCGTACTCGACCTGCGCCTTGGCGCGGTCCCCGCGGGTCCATGAGGCGGCGAGGCGGCATTCGATCAGGTTCTCGAAGCCGTTGGCGGACAGCCACTCCAGCGCAGCGGCGCGGGCGGCCGGGTCCTTGGGCAGGGAGCCCTCCGACATGGTCGACAGGGTGATGCGGCTGCCATCCTCCAGTTGGATGCTTGTCACGCCGGACTCGGTGAACAGTTCCGGCAGGATGTCGCGCTCCATCGCCTTGCGCCGGTCGTTGAGGGTGACAAGGGCGGCATCGTGTTCAGCGATGTCGGCCAAGATTTCGCGAAGTTCGTGGGCGGCGGTCCTGAGTCGTGCAGAAGTCATGGGGTCCTCGCAAAGAGGGCCGCGCCCCGGATGGGCGCGGCCCGATATTGACTAGGCGTCGACGCCTTCCGGTTCAACCGGCTGCGGGATGGTGAGAGGGTCATCGCCATCCACCCGGCCGCACACGAAAGTGGCGACGTAGCCCCTCGCCGCGGGGCTGATGCGGACCTCGAAGAGGTCGTCGGGCTTGCCGCTCTCCAAGGTGCCCGCGAACGTCACCCCGCCCATCTTGATGAGCATGAGGTTGCCGGGCAACACGGTGACCACGTCCTTGTCGAACGTGCCGACCGTCGACGGGACGGCCTGCGGGAAGCCCTCCCGGCCCTTGTTGTACTCGACGTAGCCCGCCCAGTTGAGCAGCGACCCCGGCACCGTCCGGACCTGCCGGTAGCCCTTGGCGGCGGCGGCATAGGTCAGGGCGAAGCGACGCATCGCGGTGGTCCTGTCGATTTCCGCATCCTCGGCGCGGGCCATGCCCTCGGAGATGCGCCTGCGGATGAAATCCACAACCGCGCCCCGCAGGTCGAAGGCAAGAGCCGAACGCTCGTTGGCAACGGTAACCTCGAACGTCTTCACAGTGACAGTCATAGTACACAGTCCCTTTCTTCATACCCTATTTGGCGTAGTCGACGCCGGGCAGAGTGGCGACCCGGCGGTTGTACAGGACCGAAAAGGGCTCGTCTACATAAATCGACAGGAAAAAATCGACAGGAAAGATTTGACGTCGAGTCGTTTCCGTGAGATAAGCTGCCTACCGGGCGACACAGCCCGCAACCCAAGGAGACTGCATTTGACCAACTTTCGCCAATTCGGGATGGAGTTCGAGACCTTCAACGAGAACGTCCCCACCGGGGGCCGTGGCCGCACCGGGGCGTCTGGCCTCAAGATCGCTGCCGCCATCAATGCCATGGGCTTTCAGGCGGTCTCCACCGAGCGCCACTTCGACACCAATTACCGCGTGTGGCAGGTCAAGCCCGACGTCACCGTGGCCCCCACCAAGGGCGGCCTCGAAGTCGTCTCGCGCACCCTGCCGGGCACGCAGGCGTCGCTCGACGAGGTCACCAAGGTCTGCAATTGGCTGGAATCGAACGGCTACGACGTCGACGTGTCGTGCGGCTACCACGTCCATATCGATGCCGGTGACCTGACGTCCTACGAGTGCGCCGCCATCGCCCTGCGCTACCATCACTGCCAAGTCGACATCAATGGCATCCTGCCGCCGTCGCGTCGTGGCGGCCAGTGGGCCCAGAACCTGACCGGCAGCAGCCTGAACAAGATTCTCACCACCATCACCAGCGGCGAGCGCTCGCAGCGTTGGGATTCGCGCGAACGCTACGTCAGCGTCAACCTCCAGCACGTCGCCAACGGCCGGTCGAGCCGCCGCATCGAGTTCCGCCAGCACAGCGGCACGGTCAACGCCAGCAAGGTGATCGGCTGGTACAAGTTCCTCTGTGATTTCGTCGCCGAGACGCTGCGCCTGCTGGCCGAGATTGGCGGTGGCGCGGTGACCACGCCGACCAATGCGCCCACCATCATTCGCCAGCAGACTCGCCGCCGCTCCGGAGCGCGCACGGTCAGCATCGTGACCGGCACCACCATGTCGCCGCAGGTCCCGCTCATCGATCCGAACACCGACTACGATTGCTTCCTGCGCACCATCGAACAGAACGGCGTCATCACCACCGATGACGCGCGCACTTTCGGCTGGATGGATGGCGGCACCAACAGCACCAACAGCCGCCTGCGCGTGACCGCGCACTGGCTGCGCCGTCACGGTGCCGAGTTGCTGACCACTCAGCGCAACGGTGAACTGGCCTATGTCGGCGTCAATGGCGCACGCACCCGTGCGCAGATTTTCACCGCCCCGGCGCAGATTCGCCAGCGCGTGACGGTGTCCGGTGCGCCGAATGCCGCCGCCGCAGTGCCTACCACCACCCGCCAGCGCGACCTGCTGCATAAACTGTCGACGACGGACGTGATGTCCGGCCTGTCGACCGAAACGGCGAGGTGGTTCTCGGACCGCATGATAGAGATCGCCGCGGCCGACGCCCGCCGCGCGGCGCGGAGGACCATCTGATGACCGACGCCATCCCCATGACCGTCCTCAAGGTTTCCCACCACACCCCCAAGCACATGGCCGAGCGCTATCCCTACGCGGGATACGGCAGCAACCTGTGGATGTCGCAGATCACCGAGCGCTGCCCGCATGTCGAATTGGTCATCGCCGGGCGCATCCTCGATCATCGGCTCGATTTCGCCCGCGTCGCCACCATCACGCAGGACAAGACGTCGACCGTGCCGGTGGGCATCTACAGGCTGACCGCCGACGACATCGAGAAACTCGACCGCAAGGAAGGCTTGGGCAAGGCCTACGACCGCTACCTGATCACGCCTATCACCGACGACAACCGTGCGCTGCGCTGCTTCACTTACATCAAGCGCGACCCGACGCTGGAGCCGCCGACCGACAAATACTTCATGAAGCTGGTGGCAGGCTACCGCGACTGGCACTTCGACGACCGCCGCCTGCGCCATGCGCGGTCGCGCGCCGCGGCGGCGTGGTTGGCCGGTGCGCCGGAGCGTGACAGAAAACGCAACGCCGATATCATCGCCGACGTCGAGCGCATCCGCCAGAAGTATGTCGGCAAGAGCGCGGGTGAGGCGTGGCGTCAGGGCGAGATGTGGGAGCCGGTGGACGACGTCGAGCCGGTTCGCCCCAAGCGCTACGTCACGATGCGTCACGATGGCGTGGAGTTTGGCACGCGCGACGGCGTTTTCTACTTTCGCCAGTTGGGCACACGGGTATGGTATCGTGACGTTTCTGGACACGAGCATATCAGCAGCGGCATGGTGTGCGGCGAACTGGCCGAGAACCTGCCCGGTGCCAAGGCCTACAAGCCCATCGACAATAAGCGAGGCAAGAAATGAAATACCGGGTCGTCTTGGCGATGAACATAATCTACGAGATAGAGGCTGACAGCGAGGACGCGGCGGTCAAGGTCGCTGTCGGAAAGACACCCAAGGAGGTCGACTACGTTGAAGTTGTCGAGGTCGCTGTCATGCCTGAAGCGCATTGACAATGGTCAGACGAATCGAAGACCCGCGCCAGAACAGCCTCGGCCTGAACGAGCCGCTGCGCACGTTTACGCCGCCCGCCGGTTGGGCAGTTCAAGAGTCGTTCCCGGAACTGGAAGGGATCGTCGCCATCGATCTTGAGACCAAGGACATCGGCATCACCAATGGCGTCGGTCCGTGCTGGCCGCATCGCGGCGAAGGCTTCATCTGCGGCGTCGCGATCTGCTGGCGGCGCAGCAAGTTCTATGTGCCGCTGATGCATGCCGCCGGGAACCTCGACCCTGACCGGCATCACCGCTTCTGGGTGTGGCTGAAAGAGCAGGCCGAGAAGCCTGACGTCACGTTCGTGATGGCCAACGCGGTGTACGACACTGGCTGGCTCAGGCGGTTGAGCATCGTGCCGCACAACCCGCCCATCGACGTGCAGGTCATGGCATTCCTGCTCGACGAGCACCGCATGAGCTACTCCCTGTCGTCGCTGTCGAAGCACTACCTGCACCGCGACAAGGGTACGCTGACGCTGTTCGACATGGCCAAGAGCCTGCACATCAAGCATCCGATGTCGAACATGGACAAGCTGCCTGCGTGGATCGTCGAGCCCTACGCGCTGGACGACGTCGACCTGACGTACTGTCTCTACTACGACCTGATCCCCAAGATTGCCGCCGAGAAACTGGGCGAGCCGCTCAGGCTGGAGAGCGAATGCACCATGGTCTCGGTCGACATGCGCTGGGAAGGCGTGCGGGTCGATCAGCGACGACTCGAACTTCTTGGCGCGCAATTCGCCCTCAAGGTCGAGCGCGCTCTGGCACAGATCATCGATCTGACCGGTATCCGGGTCGAGCCGTTCGACAACGGCGAAGCGATGAAGGCACTGCGTGCGGAGAACAGCGCGGTGCAGTTTGGCATCACCGAGAAAGGCCGCGACAGCGTCGACCGCTTCGCCCTGCAGGCCATCGGCTCGCCGGTCGCCATGGCGATCCTCGAAGCGCGCAAGTACGAGAAGGCACGCGGCACATTCGTCGAGTCGTTGGGTCATTACATCCGCAACGGACGCATCCATGCCGAGTTTCATTCAACGAGGAATAACTCCTCCAATAACGACGATATGTTTGGCGACGACTCGATGTATGGAGCAACGTCAGGCCGCTGGGCGTCGTCGCATCCCAACCTGCAGAACATCCCGGCCCGCGACGACGTGATAGGCCCGGCCGTGCGCTCATGCTTTATTCCGGAAGACGGCGAGCGCTGGCTCAAGTTGGACTACGCATCGCAGGAGCCGCGCCTCACCGTCCACTTCGCCAGCATGGCGACGATCAACGGCAACCGTCTCACGGGTGCCGCCGAGATGGTCGAGCGTTTCCAGAAAAACCCGATGACCGACCTGCACGGCGAATGTGCCGCCCTGATGGGCGTCTCTCGCGCGCAGGCCAAGACGATCAACCTTGCACTGGCCTACGGCATGCAGGGCGGCGCGCTGTGCAAATCTCTCGGACTGCCCACCAAGACCATGACGATGTTCAACGGAAACGAAATCGAAGTCGCGGGCGATGAAGGCGAGATACTCCTGCGCAAGCACTTCAATGCAGTACCTTTCGTCAGGCAGTTGTTCGATCTGGCCAAGCACACGGCGAAGTCGCGGGGCTACGTCAAGACCATCACCGGCCAGAAGATTCGCTTTGAGCGGTATGCCGATGGCAAATTCGCTCGCGTTCATAAGGCGCTCAATGGCGTCATCCAAGGCTCTGCCGCGGGCCAGATGAAGATGGCGCTGGTCGCCCTGCGCCGGGAGAACATGCCGGTCAACCTGACGGTCCATGACGAGGCCGATTGCTCGGTCCCCATGGGCGAGGCGGGAGAGATACTGATCGACCGCATGACGACCATCATGGAGGAGGTCATAAAAATCGCCGTGCCGATGGTCGCCGAGGCCAAAACCGGGCCATCGTGGGGGGAGTGCAAATAATTATAAATGATAAATAATCATTAATAATCATCCTAAATAATCGACAGGATTGTTGACATACCCAACTGGACGTGAGATATAACGCTTCTCGGGCCACACGCCCACAACCCAAGGAGATTTCAAGTCATGTCGATCTTCCCCACCCGCTACAGCAACTACGCCCCCCGCACTGGCTACCGCAGCAACTCGGCCCGCCGCGACTACGCAGCGGCCCCCACCCGGCAGGCCCCCGTGACCGTCAACTTCAATGCCCCCAAGTGGGTCGCCTACAAGGCCGTCCAGCCGGTTCGCGCCGCGTGGGTCGAGGCGAAGGCCGCGACCTTCGAGTTCGCCGCCTCCATGTACGCCTCGGTCATCCGTTTCGGCGATCTCAGCCAGAAGCAGGGCGAGACGGTCGACCGCTTGGCCGCCCGTGACGCCGAGTGGGCCTCGCAGCGGGCCATATCTGCCCCGCAGGGCCCGGCGGCGACCTACCCCAACATCCGGGCCGCCTTCGACACGGTCGTGCTGGGCGGGGCCCACAGGGCCGCCATCACCATCGGCGACATCACCCTCTCGCTGGCCCCGGCGACCGGCGTCAATGCCGGTGCCCTCTACGTCAAGGTCGGTGCCCAGTACTGCGGCAAGATCGTCGGCACGCCGACCGGTCCGGTGTTCCGCGCCGTGCGCGAGTGCCCGGCCGACGTGGCTGCCAAGCTGGCGGTCATCGAGGCCGACCCGCAGGCCGCGATCCAGCAGCACGCCGCGGGCATCGCCGCCCGGCTGGCCGCCGCTGAAGCGCGCGGCGAGCAGCTTGACCTGCCGTGCGGCTGCTGCGGCATCCTGCTGACCGACCCGGTCAGCCGGGCCCGCGGCATCGGCCCGATCTGCGCCTCCAAGTGGGGCTTCTAATGGCCGACACCGTCACCCTCGCGGACCTCAATCGCAACGAGGTCCGCATCCTGCGGCAGGCGCTGAAGCGCCTGCAGTACGAGACCCAGCGCAGCCTCAAGGCCAACATCAGCAACGGCTGGACCCCCCAGCCGGGCAAGGTCGACATGAACCCGCTGATCCTGCAGACGATCAATAAACTGATTGACCGGCTGCCGTATCCCAACTATCCTGTCGATCTTAACCAAGGGGAACAACTTTGATCATCACCATCAACCAAGCGAGCATTCGGATCGACGACTCGACCAACCTCGACGTCATCGAGATAAACGGCAACGCACCGGAGCCCGCCACGAACGGCGTGCTGCGCGCCAGTCACGCCAACCTCGCGTGGCTGCTCGACAACTACCCCAGCGCCACCTTTCGAGACCCCGGCAACCGCCTGCTGGAGGTTCGCGCCGCGCGCATCATCGCCGCGCAGAACCGGCCGACTGCCGGGGAGTATGAGCGCAACTGGCCCTTCAAGGTCGCGCCGCTGCCCTTCCAGATCGACATCTTCGCCGCCGCCCGGCTGATGCCGGTCTTCGCGCTGGCTCCCGTGGCGATGGGCACCGGCAAGACCAAGATGACCCTCGACATCGCCGCCGACAAGTTCATGCGCGGCGAGATTGACGGCGTCCTTGTGATCGCCCCCAACGGTGTCCAGAAGCAGTGGGTCAACCGGGCGATCCCGGAGCACATGACGCATGCTGTCAGAGCCTACGCCGCGGTGTGGAAGCCCACCCTGAAGGAGCCGCTGCCCAAGGCTGTGGCCGAGGCGCACCCCGGTGTGCTGCGCATCGCCGCCATGAACGTCGAGGCCTTCTCGGCCGAATCCGGCAAGGCCTTCATCGCTGCCCGCGCGTTCCTCGCATCGGGCCGGATGATGCTGGTGATGGACGAGTCGTCGCGCATCAAGTCGCCCAAGGCGGTTCGCACCAAGATCATCGACCGGCTGCGCCAGTACAGCGTGGTCCGCTGCACCCTGTCCGGCACACCCATCACCAGAGGGCTTGAGGACCTCTTCACGCAGTATCAGTTCCTCGACCCGTCGATCATCGGCATCTCGTCGTACTGGGCCTTCCGGGGCCGCTATTGCGTTCTGTCGCCCATTCCCGGCGCGCGGCAGGGTGCGATGAAGATCACCGGCTACCGCAACGTCGAGGAGTTCGTCCGCCTGATCGCCCCGGTGACCTTCGTGGTGCCCAAGACGGTGCTGGGGCTGCCGCCCAAGACCTACGAACAGCGCGAGGTCGAAATGACGGCGGACCAGAAGCGCCTCTACAAGGCCCTTAACGACGAACTGGTGGCGGACCTGCGGGCGCGCCGCATCGCCACCCCGGCCAATGCCGCGGTCAGGCTCCTGCGCATGCAGCAGCTTCTCAGCGGCCACATCGTCGAAGTCGAAGAGACCGTGAACGGTGCCGGTGAAGAAGTCCGCATCCTGACCAGCCAGCCCATCGAATCGCGCCGCCTCGAAGTGCTCTACGACGTGCTCGCCGAGCATGACGGCCCGGCCGTGATCTGGGCGCGCTTCACCAACGACATCGATGACATCTCCAGCTTCCTGAGAGAGCAGGGACATCGAGTCGTCACCTATTTCGGTGAGACATCAGCGGCGGCCCGCGAAGAGGCTGTGCGGTCTTTTAAGAACGGCGAGGTCGACTACTTCGTGGCCAACCCGGACGCCGCGGGCACCGGCCTCGACGGCCTGCAGGTCGCCCAGCTTGCGGTCTACTACTCGAACAGCTTCCGGGCGGAATCCCGTTGGCAGAGCGAGGACCGCATCCACCGCCTCGGCATGGCCGGGAGCGCCCACTTCATCGATCTGGTGGTTCCCAACAGCACCGACACGCTGGTACTGCGGAACCTCACGGAGAAGGGCAACATCGCCCGCGCCGTGTTTGAGAATCCCGCCCTCTTGGAAGGGGGCGGCGAATAGGAGACTGCAAATGTTCAAGATAGAATTTTATGTCGACGACAAGAATCTTGGTGAGACGTTCAAACGACTCAGCGGTCTGGCGCGGGAAATCACCCATTCGTATGTTCCGAATGCGGTCGTTGACTCCGGCGGACGACTCAAAACGACCACGGAAAACTCTCTGAAGTTGATCGAGAACGAAATCCGCAAACTCGGCGGTACGATCAATGCCGGTAAGATGCAGGAGGCTATTGGAACCCTTGGGTTCTCGCCCGCCTCCTACAGCTACTTCATGCAACAGATGACCAAGCGGAAGATTCTCCGAAGGGTGCCCGGCGGAAAAGTGAACAATAAGAACACCTACGAGTGGGTGAAGTAATGACCCTCCGTCTTTACAAGAGCTACATGTTCCGCACCAAGGACCCGGTGATCGACGAGCTAAGGACCATCGTTCAGAACGAGACCGGCGATCAACGACTCCGATCCAAGACCCTCAAGGTCATCGAGTCCGACGGCGGTCCGACAGTCGGCTGCATGCAGGGCTGGTTCAGGGGCAAGACCAAGCGGCCCCAGAGCGCGTCCCTCGAAGCGGCGGGCCGCGCTATCGGCTACAAACGAGTATGGGTGAAGGAACGATGACCGACATCGCGGAACGAATACTCGCTCTGGCCCCCGCTCTCTCCGCATTGGTGGCTGAACTGCGGGCGCTGGAGGAGAAAGCGACGACGGGGACAGGTCTCGACGCCACCCTGATTGTCACCATGCGCAACGCGCTTATCACGTTGTTGGACGCCCTAGAACAGGTGAAGGCAATGACCACCGCCAAGGAGAAATCCTGTCCTTACGCCAAGAGCGACATGACACCGTGTTACTATCGCGACGGCAAGATTACAGAAGTCGTGATACACGGTCGCAAGTCCTGCGTAGGCTGCGAGCATTCATTTGAATGGCTGGATGGATTTGCGCTCGTGCAATCCCTCCTGATGAAGCCATGACCGACATGAGCGATGACCTGACCCAACGGGTTGCCGATCTTGAGAAAGTTGCGGCACGGTTGATAGAGCAGATGGACAGGATGGATAAAATGCTCACCCACATCCTTGCGATACTCAAGGCGATGCGCGTCTACGGAAGTGAGGGAGTGTGATGCCCGACATTGTGGAGCGGCTGCGCTTCAAAACAGGACAACATGTATCAATCGTAGATACGATGTCTGAAGCCGCCGACGAAATCGAGCGGCTGCGTAAACTGCTAGCAGCTACGGAGCGCGACTTAGGGAGAGCACTGTTCGCACTCGAACATCACATGAAGGAACGCGGTGATTAAAGCCGGTAGAACGGCGGCGGCGTACAGGGGTCTCCAATCGGGAGACCCCTGAACCATTTCATCTTGCCGCCGTGGTTGAACAGGCACCAGCACGGTCCGCCCTGCCGCAGGGCTTCGATGATCATGTCGTACTGGCCGCTCTCAAGGCGGTTGACGCCCGGCTTGCCGATTTTCAGTTCGATGATGTGTGTCTCGGATTTGTAGAAGCCGAACACGTCGAGCATGCCGCGCGGCGTGTCGGCTTCTACGCGCCACCATCTGCCGATCAAACGAGTCGACAGATGGTTCTCCCAAAGCAGCTTTTCGGTCTTGAACCTCACGCATCCCACTTCAGATCGCTGCACGGCCAGTAAGGCGTGACTACACGCGCCATGCGGTCGGCAAGGTACTTGATCAGCGGTGGTCGTTCGTCGATCTTTATGATCGAACCCTGCAAGGTGCGTGGGTTGACGTAACCGACCGCTATGCGTTCGCTCGCCTTGATCATGGCCGGATGAGTCGTTCCTTGACCGCGCCAAAATCCAACTCTTGCGGCAAAAGTCCTTCGCTTTTGGCAAGACTCAGCAGCAGGTCGAAACAGACCAGACCGGCGCAGAACAGGCCATCGGGCCGTCGCACCCGCTTGATGCGACGCCCGCCATCGACCGCTTCGAGGTTACCGGTACGCATGCGCTCGATGATGTGGAACCCGACGTCAATCGCCTTGCTGCTCGACAGGCCGTCGATCAGTGCCTTGGCGGCCGGACGACTCTCGACGGTGACCATGTAGCCGCGCCTGCTCATGTTCTTGGCGATCTGGCTGATCTTGCTGTCGCTCAGGATCATGTGGTGAAAACACTTCACCGCCTTGCTGACCTCGGAGAGTTGGCTCGACATCAGCTTGACCGGCTCCTCGTAGCCGCGCCAGCGCTGCAGCGCCATCGACGGTCCGATGAGGAACGAACCCTCACGCTGGACGCCGACACCGAGGTGGGCGCGGCGATCCTTGAAGTGCGAGTTAAGCAGAAGAAAACTTATGCCGTCCTGACGACTCGCGGCCACCAGATGCCGCCCGTCCTTGGCCTTGGCGTGCAGGCTGTCCTCATGGCGACGACCCTGAATCGCCACGACCGGGACCATGTTGTAGATCGACCGGACATGGCGCAGGAACGCTGCCGTGTCGAGGACGCTCTGATCCTTCTTGTTCTTGCGCGGCGCGGCAGCCGGTGCCGTTTTGGTCAGCTTGGGCAGGGTAAGCTCGGTCATGCACAGCCTTTATCTTACGGGTTAATCTTGTTTTATCGCAAGGATAGTGTATCATCGGGACATGACAAAAACCACATCCTATCTCGTCTTCGTCTACGGTACTCTCAAATCGGCTTACGGAAACAACCGGGTCATGACCGAGGGTGGTACCGCCAAGCTGCTGGGCAAGGCAACTACCTTGTCGAAATTTTATATGGCAGGCGAGGGGATTCCTCGCGTCGCCAAGCAGGTCCTCGGTGACTTCCCGGCCAGTCTTGACCGCAACGACTACAGCGGTCAGATCAGGGGAGAACTCTGGCAGATCGATTCCGAGTCGCTGAAAAACTGCGACCGGCTGGAGGGCCACCCGACGTTCTACAAGCGCGAGCAAATTCCGGTCACCCTCGACAAAGATCGCTCGCGCCACACCGCGTGGCTGTACTTCATCGTCGAACCGTTCCGGGGGCATCTCTGCTTCGCGAAGAACAAGAGCGGCGTTCTGGAATGGCCGTCGGAACGCCAGTATAGAATGTCCCGCCATGCATAAGCCCGAACTCACCGATGCTTTCATCCGCAACGCCATTGCGAGCGGCGCTATCGTGCCGCCGTCGGGGGAGCCCTCTTCCCCCGGCTACCGCATCCTCGCCGTCACAGGCTGGTTTATGGCCTTCCTCGCGGCTATGGCGCTGGCCACTGCGTACTACCTTAGCTGACGTCACCAGACACTGTAGATGCGGGCGTACGATCCTGACGTCAGGACAAGACCATCGTCCGCGGCGACGCCAATTCCGGTCAACGACCCGCCCGCCAGACCAGAACAGTACATTGACGAGGTGACGTCGACCGGGACACCGGCATTGTCGTTACCGAATATGTGCCCGTTGCCGTACACAATGTCGTCCCCGGCTTTCCAGCTAAACCGGCAATGCCCATAGCATGACGTGACACCGCCGATTAGCGTCCAGAAGGTGGCAGGTAGGGGGGCGATTCCCGAAACGGTGGCCCCTTTCGATTGAGTATTCTGGGCGTGATGCGCTGAAGCCACGGCATGCGGAGCGCCGTTCTTGTAACAGGCCAGCGCCACGTTCCTGTTGGACACACCCAATTGAAGGACGAACTCAAGGTCGATCATCTTCGCGCCCGGAGGGATGGCCGGTAGCATCTGGGTGCCGCTCGCCCAGACGACCTCGCTGTAGAGTTTAACGATGCCCTGCGATCCGGTTGTCGTCGCCTGCGCGATCCACAGACCGGGCGAGGGAGTCGTCGACCAGACGTACACCAGACCGTTGGGTGCCGTGAACTGCTGACCGTTGGTGACGCCGGGGGGAAAGTCTATCGCTGCCATGATTTTCTCCTATGCGATCCTGATACCCATGATCTGACTATCTGAGTTTCCGTTGCCTGCGCCGAACGTCAGCGCCTGCAGGCGAACCACGGCAGCGCCGATGAAGGTCTTGGTGCCGTAGATCGTAACACCCGAATTGTTGCCAATGGCGACAGTCCAAACTGCATCCATGCCAAAGGCAGCATTCGCGGTCACGTCGAACAGGCGAGTCTGGTAGAACTGAACACCTCCCGCCGTCTGGTCAACGATCATGGTTCCCCAGAACGCCCACGTTTGCGTCTGGCTGGCGGCTCCGACAGCGATTTCGACCTGATCTGTGTAGGCCCCGGTCAATGCCGAACCGAAGCCTTTTTTGGCGGTGGCGAAGCTCGACCCCGGCACGGCTCCCGCCGGGCCTTGTGGTCCTGCCGGTCCTTGGATGCCCTGCGGACCCTGCGCACCGGTTGGTCCCGTAGGGCCGGGCACCGTGCTCGCGGCACCGGTCGCCCCCGTGGCTCCGACAGCGCCTGTGGCACCCGTGGCACCGGTCGCCCCGGTCGCGCCGACGTTCCCCGGTACACCCTGAAACCCTTGCGGTCCCTGCGGGCCGGTCGCGCCGGTCGACCCGGTTGGCCCGGCAGGACCGGGGACGCTGGTACCCGCGGGAACCCACTGAGTCGTGTTACCGTCAAAGTACGAAATGTAGAGCGCACCGCCGCCAACGACTCCCTCGGTGTAGTACCAAAGCTGACCCTGAATCGCAGGAGGAGGCGACGCACCGATGACTGTCGTGCCGGACGAACCCGTCGCCCCTGTCGGTCCTGTCGTTCCTTGGATACCCTGCGGACCGGTCGCCCCGGTTGCGCCGATGTTTCCCGGTATGCCCTGAAACCCTTGCGGTCCCTGCGGGCCGGTAGCGCCGGTAGGTCCGACAGGTCCTGTAGCGCCGGGCGGGCTTGTCGCGGCGGGAACCCACTGAGTCGTACTGCCATCGAAGTACGAGATGTAAAGCGCGCCGCCGCCAACGACTCCCTCGGTGTAGTACCAAAGCTGGCCATTGGCGGAAGCGGGAGGCAACGCTCCGACTGTGGTCGTGCCGACTGGCCCGGTCGCGCCGGTAGGCCCGGTCGCCCCGGTGATTCCCTGAATGCCTTGGATGCCTTGCGGCCCCGTCGCACCCGTTGGGCCTGTCGGGCCGGGCACCGTGCTCGCGGCACCAGTCGCTCCGGTCGCCCCTGTCGGGCCTATCTGCGCAACGGCAGCGGGCACCCACTGGATGGTATTGACGTCCTGATAGCCGATATAAAGCTGACCGCCGCCGGTCGTGGTGTCGGTGTAGTACCAAAGCTGACCATTGATCAAAGGCGGCGGCAACGCTCCCACCGATGTCGTGCCAACCGCGCCCGTTGCTCCTGTCGGTCCTGTCGTTCCTTGGATACCCTGCGGACCGGTCGCCCCGGTCGCTCCGGTTGGCCCTGCGGGTCCTGTCGCTCCGGTCGGGCCGGGCACCGTGCTCGGAGGACCGGGATCACCCTTCGCGCCAACCGCGGCCGGTACCCATTGAGTCGTATCGATGTCGGTGTAGCTGATGTAAAGCTGACCGCCGCCAATCACGCTGTCGCTGTAGTACCAAAGCTGGCCGGGGGTAGGTGTCGGGGGAGGAGTCGGTCCCACCCACGTCGCACCCGAAGGTACTGGCGGAGTCACCGACACCACCATCCAGTACGTTCCCGTCCAGCGGTAGGTCACGCCGTTGCCCGCCGTGAACTCCTGATTAACTGCCGGTGAATTGGGGAAGTCGATGACTGCCATGGCTATGCCCCCGCGACCCACGCTGTTCCGTTCCACACTTTAGCGGGCTTTGTAACCCACGCACTTCCCGTCCAAACCTTGGCGGGTTTGCTCGTCCATATGCTGCCGTTCCACACCTTCACCTTGCCCGGAGGCGGCAGTGCGATTCCCGTGGCGGCCAGCGTCAGCGCGCCCAGCGTCACGTTGAATGTGCCCTTGACCGCAACCTTGCCGGTGGCGGCCAGCGTCAACGCACCGAGCGTCGTATTGAGCGTGCCGCTCGATATGACAGCGGCACCACTGCCGAAAGCGACCAGCGTCAGCGGATCGAGCGTGACGTTCAGCGTGCCTTTGACCGCGACCTTGCCGGTCGCCGCCAACGTCAGCGGATCGAGCGTGACGTTGAAGGTGCCCTTGGCCGGGGCCTTGCCGGTCGCTGCCAGTGTCAGCGCATCGAGCGTCACGTTGAGCGTGCCGCTGGAAAGAGCCTTGCTGGTCGCCACCAGAGTCAGCGCACCGAGCGTGACGTTCAGCGTGCCCTTGCTTGGAACGACTCCGGTCGCCGCCAGTGTCAGCGCGTCCAGCGTGACGTTGAGCGTGGCACCGATGGTAGGCAACGATGCATTGAATGCGCCGGGATAGAAAGCGGCACCGTTGAACGCGAAGCCCACGTTTGGATTCGCGACCGTGCCTGTGGCAACCAGTGTCAGCGCACCGAGCGTGACGTTTAAGGTGCCCTGAGAACGCGGCGCGGTACCCGTTGCCGTCATCGTCAGCGCGCCCAGCGTGACGTTGAGCGTGCCGAGCGAAACCGTGGCAAGTCCGGTAGCCGCCAGTGTCAGGGCACCGAGCGTGACGTTGAGCGTGCCCTCGACGTATTCGCTGAACGTCACTGTCTCGGTCAGCGTGACGTTGCTATCCGCCGAGTTCGCGGTGCTGTTGTTGTACTGCATCGTACAGGTGCGAGCGGAACCCATGGTGCCGCCAGCAGCCGTGATGTGCATCTTGATGACGAGTCGTTCACCGATGGCGAACGCTGTCGAGGTTGGCGTGAACGACCAAGTGTAGGCGGCGTTGCTGGTCGTGAACTCGGTGCCCTGATCCCACGGCGAACCGGTGATTTCAGTCTCGACGCCTGCGGTCGAGCGCCTGTAGAGGCGCAGGCGTGCCCCTGAGTTGGCTTGGATGGCGCTTTCGAGCGCCCACAGCTTGACGTTGACCGTTCCCGCCAGCGTCCACGCAGTCGTTGACTTACCGGTGACCCATTGGATTAGCGCGCCACCAGCAGTCGCGGTCCACTGGATGTTGGTCCCGCCCGATGCCGTATTGACGATGCCGGTGGCGGTGGCCGCGCCGACAGCGGTGGCGACATCGAAGCTGCTGGCGATGCCGTTGAGCGTGGTATTGCGCAGATAGAGGATGGTGGCCACGACTCATCCCCCTCGCTGGCTCAGTGCGCGATTTCTTCGCCCTTGTCGGCACCGTTGGCAGGAGGCCGCGCCGCCGCCTGTTGAACGGCTTCGATGGAGGCTGATGTCTGCTGGCGGATGATGGAAATGAGGTCCGCCACTTCATTGAACGGACATGCACCCAGCTTGGAGAGCATGAGGTTCACCTGATCGAAGCGCAGGGTCATCTTTATGACGATGTCTTTAGGGTCCATGGTTTATTCCTTGTTAAATGGACTATGCTCTTCGTGCAGCAGGTCGTGCTTGGCGGTTTCGAGGAACCCCACCGTCTCGATGCGATTGATGTCACCGGACTGGTAGACCGCGAACGACCGGTCAGGGCGCACCGCGACGCACACCATGCCGGAGATGCCCTCGTTCTCGATGTCGGCGACGAGTTGGCGTGCCACGTCCAGCAGACGTTCCTTGAACTCCTGCTGGACGGTCGGCTTGCCGACGACTTTAAGATCAGCGGTCATCTTTAAGCTTTCTTTGTACCGGCTACGGGTGTGACGAACGCCTTGAACGCCGTGCTGCAAGCGGGGCAGAGGAACATCGTCGTGCCGCCCATGCCCGGTGGCGGCATCCCCGTCGGCGGTGCCTCGGCGGGCGTCTCCTGCGCGGTGAGCCGCGTCCACCCGACGGGGGGCGTGCTGGATACTTGCGGTGGCGTGGTGACGGCATCGCGGTCGCAGACGAAGGTGTAGTTGGTTTCCATAGTCATTTTGATTTCCCTTTCCTACCCGAGACGCACTGCGCCGATCATGCTGTCGCCGTTGATCGAGCCGACAGATGTGGCGTCGGTCGTCCCTCGGATGGTGAACGTGGTCGCGGCGGTCAGCGTGACGATGGCAAACATATTCGTCCAGACCACCGTGTTGGCCGTAAAGACGCCGATCGATTGCGTATCGACCGCCGCCGTGCCGTTCCAGATTTGCACCGTGTGATAGTGCTGCGCGGCCACAGTCTGATCGACGCCGACGCGCGCGAAGACCAACCACACCTGACCACTTGCACCAATCGAGCCGGTGTTTGCGTTGGAGACATAGGTGCCGATGGAAGTGAACGCCGTACTGGAGCCGAACTTGGCGGGGACTTTGCTGGTCGCCGTCGCGCCTGCGGTCTTAACGAAAGCCGTCGTCGCCACTGTGGTGTCGGCAGTTGTAGCGGCTGGCGTCGGCATCGTTATCGGCACGGTGGAAGTGACGCCGCCAGTGGCGATGCTGAACCGGACGACATTGACGGTAGCGAAGTCGATCTCGGCGGCCGTGCCGCCCATCAACGTTGCGTAGGCTGCCGTGCCTGCCCACGTTGCGCCAGCAACCGAACCCTCGATGCCAAACGCCGCAGTGTTTCCAGTGCTGGAAAAAAGATTGTAGGCACCGTTGGTCCCCAAGCCGGTGGCGCTGACGATAGCGCCGCTGCCTTTTGTCGAAGTGATCGTGCCGCTGAACGTGCCGAGCACGCTGTAGACGTTGGACCACTGAAGCCCACTGCGTCCCAAGCCCTTGGTATTGTCACCGCCCGGCGTGAAATCGACAGTTGTCGCAACGGCGCAAGTTCCAGCGGCGGGGCCATTCGTGTTTAAGTACACGCTACCGCCGCCCTTGCCGTAGAGCACGAAGTTGATCTGGGTATCGGCACCGACCACGCCGAGGTTGGGATACACGCTACCCGCTGCCGTCTGACCGAAATAAAAGCCGTTGCCGCTGATGCCGCCGATCTGAAGGTCTTTGTAGACCGAGACGCGCTGGTTGAGCCCGTCGAGCAGCATGAAGCTCTGCGCGGTGCTGTTTCCAATGTCGATCCAGAAGCCCATGCCCGCAGGCGAGCGATGCGTGGCGTCGTTCAACCCTTGCAGGTCAACGTGGATGCCGCCCCATTCGGTATAGCCCGCGTTGTTGATGCCGTGAAAACGGATCTGACCAACCGCGCTGTTACTGGGAGCAGTCCCGGTCGAGCCGTTGGCGCGCCATAGGCTGATATTGGCGGGCGCATAGGAACCGTCGTCAAACGACGTGACGCCAAGGCTGGGTCCGTTGCCGCCTTTGTTGAAGGCGTACAACTCGGTCGTGCCGTTGCGATTGAAGTTCCATTGGTAGCCCTGTGTCGCGTAGGCATCATCGTTCGGCTGAAATATCAGCGTGCCGCTGCTGTCCTCGTAGACGCGCCACTTCCTCTGATTGGCGGGGTTGCTGGTGTCGTCGAAAAAGAGGCTCGTATCGGTCGTGTTTCGGATGACCAATTGGGGCGAAGTGACTTGGCCTCCGAAGGTGCCGGTGTTGTTGGCGATGAGGTAAGGCGCGGTGAAAACGCCGTCGCGCCCGAAAATGAAAAGCTGCTGCTCGACCGTGATGGCATCGTTGAGGGCGCGGAGATACAACTTGCCGTCTGTTCTTAACGCAAAATCCCAGAACTTGAGGTCAGTCGCATTGCCGGCCGCGTCCCACCAAAAATCGGGCGCGGTTGCCGCGACCGCTTGCACCGCGCTTGCATAGATGTTGCCCGTGAAGCTCGCCGTCGTGCCGGTCAGTGGTCCCGTCAGCGTGCCGCCCGCGAGCGGCAGGAAGACCCCCGTCGCCACCGCGAGCTTGCCCGCCAGAAACGCCAGCGATGCGTCGAGCAGGATTTCAGCCGTGTTCGCCTGACCAGCCGTCGCATCGGCGCGGCCCAGCAACGATGACGGTCCCTGCTGGATCGTATGCGCGGCATTCCAGTCCGGGCCTTGAAGCTGATTCGGATCAAGGTTGTCGCCAACCGTGCTGACGCGCAGATGGCGAAGATTGACCGTCATCGGTCTGTCCTACTCTAAGCGTTGGCGTCCGTGAGCGTGAACGCCGTGACACTCACCGTCTGGCCAAGAACCAAGGTGGTGTTATCAAGCTGCAAGTCGCCTGATCCCTGTCCCACGGTGCCTTGCATCTCGCATACCGTACCTGCGGTATTGTGGATGCGGAAATGTGCGGCCACGCCACCAGCATCGGCCGACACGTCCTGCCATGGCCCGCCCAAGATCGACTTCGCGCCCGCCGCCGCCGCCGCCAACCAGTCGGAAGGAAGGTTGATCGTGGCGAGCACGGTGCCGCTGTTCGCCGCTCCGCAGTTCGCAGGCTGCGCGCCGGTCCTGATCGTCAGAAGGGGCGCGGTGCCGAGCGTGGTTTCGATTGCATCGAGCCGCGCGTTGCGCGTCAGCACTCCAAGTTGAACGGCCATGGCATTCTCCTAATTGGTATCAACCCATATATCATTGACGGCTGGTGAAGATGGAGCCGTCGTTCCCACGGTGACTTGCGGCGTGCGTGCGTGGACGAAAGCCGTCGAGGCCAGCAATGCGCTGTTGGTGGCAGGGACCTCGGTCACGCCGGTAATCGAGCCGGGGAAGTAGCTGCTGCCGTCGCGTCCGAAGTACCACGATTTGACGCTGGTATAATCGTCAAGCGCGGCAGTCAGGTGAAAAGTGCCGACGCTATCCTGCGACATGTACCAAAGGCGCGTGTTCGCAGCGAGGTCGCTGCGATTGATGTCGATCCCACCCCAATCGCTGGACGTTGCATTTATTTCCAGCCATCCATTGGCGGACATCCAAGTGCCCGCGCTGGGATCGCCAATCGTAAGATCGCCCGTGAGCGTGCCGCCCGTGAGCGGCAGGAACGCACCGCTTCCACCGGCCCCGGCACCAGAAGGCGATGCCGGAACCCACTGTGCCGAGTTGCCGTCGTTGAACCAGATGTACAGCGCGCCGCCGCCACTGGTCGTGGCGTTGGGGTTGTACCAGAACTGTCCGTTGGTCGGAGAGACTGGCGGGGTCGGAGTCGTTTCGGTGGCGGAGCCTCCACCTCCACCTGTCCCCGGCGGTCCCACCGGCCCCGGCACCGACACGGCGGCGGGTACCCACTGGCTCGTATCGGGATCGCTGTACCAGATGTACAGCATGCCGCCGCCAGCGGAGTCGTTGTTGAACCACCAAAGCTGGCCGGGGGTTGGCGAGACGGGAGCCGTGAGGCTGATCGTGGTCGCCGCGACTCCGGTTGCGCCGGTCGCACCCGCCGGTCCGGTCGCACCCGTTGACCCAGTCGCGCCGGTTGGCCCCGGCTCGCCGCGTGCGCCTATGGCGGCAGGCACCCACTGAGTCGTGTCGGCATCGGTGTAGCGGATGTAAAGCTGACCGCCATAGGTCGACGTGGCCTCGTTGTAATACCAAAGCTGGCCGTTGATGGGCGACGGCGGCTCGGTGAGACCGATGTAGGTCGTGCCGGGTGCGCCTGTCGGACCCGCGGGTCCTACCGAACCCGGCGGACCGGGAACCGTGCTCGCCGCGCCTTGCGGGCCGCCGGGTCCTTGTGGCCCCGTGGCTCCTGCCGGTCCGGTGGGGCCGGGCACCGTGCTGGCAGGACCTGTCGCTCCGATAGGCCCTGCAGCCCCTGCGGGGCCCGCAGGACCTGACGGACCTGTCGGGCCGGGTGGACCTACCGCACCGCCGCCTCCTGCCACCCACACGCCATTCTGGCGGCCATAGACGGTACCGTCGAAGGGTGCCTCCTCGACGAACCACTTCTGAACCCATTCAGTGGTGGCGAGTATTTTCGAGTTCTCGCCTGCCGACAGGAGATTACCGTTGGCCAGCACGTTGACCGGTATCGTCAGATTTCCGGGCCAGTCGAACTGGGCGAGATGCACTCTCGACGACTCAGTTCCGTCGGTGCCTACGAACGACAGATTGCCGGGGCCGGTCGAATAGATGCCCGGTGTCTTATCGCCTTCGAGCGTCCACTGGATCGACGGATTCCAGAAGTCTCCCTTCTCGACGTGAATGACGCCCTGAAAGAACGGATCGATGAAGATCGGCCCGGTATTGAACACCAGCGCGCCGTAGCCAGTCGTCGGGTACGGAGCCCCGCGCTGGTCGACAAGCTGCATCGGTGTCCCACCGGCAGTGACGATGGTGATGGTTTGAATCGGGATCATCGATAATTACGCGCCGTCGCCAGCAGGTCGTAGATGGGACCGCCGCGTGCCCGTGTGTCCGGCTCGCTCGCATCGGGGGTGACAGCTTTTGGCGGCACGATGGCAGGCAGGCTCTTGATGATGCCGCGCAGCTTTTCGATGTACTTGCTGTCGGTCGCATAGCCGCTCTTGCCGAGCGCCTCCAACTGGGCATCCAGCCCTTTTGCGTTCAGGTAGTCCTTGTAACGCGATTGGGTCTTGAGGAACGTGACGTAATCTCGCGCGCTTTCGGCCGGGTCCTTGTAAGTGCGAAACGACTCGCGCCTCGGCACCATCTTGCCGTCGACCTCCTCGAACGTGTCGCGCTCCTGCCCACCGGGTTGGCCGTGGCTCTTGACGTTGAAGTAGTTGTTGCCGACGACTCCCTTGCCGTAGCCGGTCTCCAGCGCCATCTGCGCCAGCACCAGACGCGGATCGAGACCGGTGAGTCGTGAGACCTCCAGCACATGCGGCGTCATCTGGCTGACGAACTCGGCGACATTGGCGGGCGGATTCGCCGCCACCTGAACGTCGGGCGTCGCAGGCGCAGCAGGTACCGCAGGCACAGGCGCGGCAGCCGCCTGCTGTTCGAGCAGCTTTTTGGCCTTCTCCACCGCGTCGTCCTGCGGGGGAACCGCCAGACCTTTCTTCGTCCCGTAAATATCTTCCGGCTCGACGCGCGGCGGGTCAGGCATCTTTGGAATCGGACCCAGAGAAACCGGCTGGGTTTCGCGCGACGCCGCGACCGGCTTGCCGATGATCCCCGGCAACGGACTGACGCCGTAGTTGGGCTGCGATGCCGAGGTCCGCATGTCGTCGATGACCTTCGTCAGTTTGCTGCGAAAGTCAGTCAGGCCCTCGGGCACCGGCAATTGAGGCGCGCCGCTGTTCGCCAGATACTGGCGGATCATGTCGGTTGGGTCGGCCACGGCTCACCTCACCCTTCTCAACGCTCCGCCGCGCGCCCGTTCAGGCCGCGACGTATTCATGAGGGCCGCCGCCGACAGTGCCGGGGACGGTGTGTAGTTCAATCCCGGATCGACCGTCGGGGGCGCAGGATTGATCAGCGACTGCGCCCGCTCGCCCTCGGCGGCGTTGGCGGCGCGCTCCATGCTTTGACCCTTCTTGGGGCCCAGCCATTCGCTGATCAGCTTGCTGGGTCCGTAGTGAGCGCCTACGCCGCCCGCGGTGAAACCACCACCGATGCCCGCCGGGCCGAGCCCGCTCGCATGGCCAAGCAACGCACCTATGATGGTGCCCGCCGTGTCGGTGTACGCCCCTACGCGGGCCTTGCCCTTCGCCTCGAACTCCTTCGAGCGGTCGAGGGCCTCCTTGACCTGCGCGGTCTTGGGCGGGTTCTTGGGCTGGGTGAAGCTGCCGACACGGTCCAGAACCTCCTGATGCCGAGCCAGTTGCGCCAACTCGTCTGGCGTAAAGAGCGTCTTGTAGATGTCGGCCTGCGGCCCGTTAAGCGCCGCCTTGATCGCGTTGGACGACAGCTTGGGCGACAACGGGTCGTAGGTTTTGCCGAGGAACAGGTTCTGCAGCGCGCCTTCCTTCATTGCCGCCAAGCCTGCCGGATCGTTGGCAAAGACGTCCTTCAGGCGTTCGATGGACGTGATAGCCTCGCCACTCTTGAATGCGCCGCTGCCAAACAGTCGATTGAACTGGGCGAGACCGCTCTCCTCCGGATGCTGCATGATCTTGAGCGCGGTATTGAGGTCCTTCGCCTGCCAGCGTCCCGGCTCGAATGTCTTGACGCGATCCGAATGCATCGCACGCGCGTCATTGAGTAGTGGATTGCCCTTGCCCAATTGCTCGTCGAAAGCGTCGAGAATCTGGCGCATGGCGTAGAGGTCAGTGCCGTTGGCCTTGGCTGACTCGCGCAGTCCATTGACATACTTGCGCATAATGTCGACCGACTTCCACGATGCCCCCGACGTACCGGGCGGCGGCAACATCTCGGCGGGCAATGCACTGGGGAGTCGTCCACTGGCGGCCCATTCCTGCAATGCCTTGAGGGCCTGCGCCGCATTGGGGGCCGCCTCGGCGGTGGTGACGAAGCCGTTGCCCAGCATCTTGTTGACGGCAGCGTCCGGCACACCCTTGAGGACCGTCTCGTTGACCGACGGTGGGATACCGCGATTGGCCAGTTCGACCGGATCAAAGGCTTTTTCGTAGGCCGCCTTGACATTGTTGCGGGCTGCCTGATTGGCAACATTGTAGCGCTCGGAAATTGTTTCACCGACTGCCTTGGGCTCCATCGCCGTGGGATTGCCCGTCAGGTCCGCACGAACCTTGTCGCCGCGCTCGACCAGACCGGCGCGGCGCGCTTCGTCGGCGTCGTTGATGATGTCGGCCGCCCGCATACCCTGCGTGCCATTCCTCATGTTGTCTTCGAGAAGCTGCTTTTCGCGGCTGCCTGTCGCCATGCTGTTGGTCGGCGCGACCCCGGCCTCGTCGAACAGCGTGTGCTGATACTCCTGCGCCATCTTGGCCTTGTCCCAGCCCAGTTCATTGCCGCGCACGCGCAGCCGCTCGATCTGATCAGGCAGGAGATGGTCGGTCCTGATGCCCATGTCGGTCAGCCGCTGAACGGCGGCGGCGGCATCGGCTGCCGCAATTGTCTTGGGGATCACGCCTACCGCGCGTCCGGCCGCGGTGAGCGCAGCCTCGCCTCCGGTCTTGACGACTCGCGCCGCCGGACCGACTACGGGAAGAACATCGCTCGCCGTGCCCAACGGATGTTCAGCGACATGACGGCCCACCGTCTGGACGCCATGCTTGGGCGAGAAGGGCCCCATGCCCTCGCCGCCGCTCAACCATCCGCCGTAACTGTCCTGCAGGCCATAAAGGGCTTCGAGGCCCGGCTGCATGACTTCCTTTTTGAGTCGTTCAGCCTGCGCATCCTTGCCAAACAGCTTGGCCGCGCCGTACGCGGTGCCGGTGATGGGCAGGCTGGCGAGACTGAGCAGCGACTCGGCCATCGCGCCGAGGCCTTCCTTGATTACGGACGGCTTTTTGGCGACCGTATTCAAGGTTTTGGGAATGTCCTCAGTGATGAACTTGCCTACCGACTCGGCGGCCTTCCCCGGAACCTCGGACGGTTCGTAGATGCGCTTCTCTTCAGTCCCGGCATAGGGGCTATTGACGGTCGTCGAAGTCGGCGTCACCGACTCCTTGGCCTCAGTCCCCTCGTAAGGATTGGGAGGCATGGATCACCTTCCTCCAAGGATTTTTTCGGCGGCACCGGGGCCGTAGTGCGCGTTGAACACATCGATGTCGCGGTTCTTGCGCAGCAAGTCGATGGCCGTCTGACCCGGCGTTGGCCACGTTTTTTCATTTGGCTTTTTTACCGTGACGCCCCACGCCTGCTTGCCTTCAGGCGTCGTGATGTCGCGCGTCATGACATGGTCGAGGACCTGCGCGGAATTATTGCCCAGCAGATCATCAAGCGTATGGACTCGACGATTTCCGAAATCCTGAGTCTTCTGCTCTGCCAGAGATACCGCCTTACCTTCGAGCAGCTTGATCGATTTGCGAATGATGGCCTGCAACGCTGCAGGCCCCTTGGCTGAATCGAACAGACTGGCGATTTCCTCCTTGGAGGCCTGCGCCACCTGCGCCCCGCCAAGGTACTTCGCCAGTTCATCACCGATGAACTTTTTGGCTGTCTCGAAATCAGCAATCTCAGTCGAGCCGGTACCACCGGCAATGGTATTCTTGACGCGGTTCAGCATAGACAAGTCGCCATTATCAAGGGCAGCGATGGCGGGCATCATCTCGCCAATATGGTTCATGCTGGTGCGCAGCGACGTCACGCTCTTGGCGTTCTGGTGATCACCGGTCCACGACGCACTGGCGGTCTGGACGTTGCCGTACTTGCCGGGATTGAAACTGCGATCAACGTCGAGGGCATCATCGATAATGTGAACCATGCCCTGCTTGCCGCGCCGCTGATCCGTGATCGATTTGGGATCAAGATCGTAGTTGAGAACCTTCCAGAGTTTCCGGGCATAGCGCGGGTCCTGTGCCGCGATCTCGGCCAACTTGGCGTAATCAATGTCGGGGCTGACCATCTTCGACGGGTCGATGGTCGGATCGACGTTCTTCTGCAGAAACGGCACTACCTCTTCCGCCGTCTTGGGCGGATCGACCACGCCGGGATTGGCGGGCCCACCGGCCGGTCCGATAGGCTTGGTACCGGGGCCACCGACTTCGACGATGACGTGAGGATTATCCTGTCGCACGATGCCATAGCGCCCCGGCCCGAAGGCGTTGGGGTAGATGACACTGCCGTCGGCCGTATTGACCACAGGCTTGCCGGTGCGCAGGCCCGCCACTTCGATCTGTTCGATCATCCTGCGAGTCGATTCGTCGGTCTTCTCCAGATACTTCTGCTTCTCGACCAGCGGCTCCTGCTCGAACTCGCCGCGCTTGCGCTGCAGGTCGGCCAGTATCTGAAACGAATCGCGATCCTTGTTCTCCAGACCGGCGATGACCGGCGCGGCGTTCGCCATGGCGCTGCCTAGCTCGGTGGCGTAGTTCGACGCGACGCCGGGCGTGCCCTTGAGGAACCCGGCCGACATGGCGGCGCTCACCGCCGGGTCGCTTCCCATGTATCCCGTGCGCGAGTTCTTCAGACCGGTGATCGCCTCATCGATGGCGGCGAGATTGCGCGACGTCACGTCCTGCCGCTCGTTCATCACGCTCGACAGAGCGCCGCGTGTCTGATCGGATTGCTTGCGGTACTTGGCGGCCAGTGCGTCAGCCGCCTCCTTGTCGACGCCGCCATAGTCGACGACTGCTGGATCACTCATCGCCTACCTCATCATGTTCAGCGCACCGGGAGGTGGCATCATCGGCATACCACCTCCCCCGCCGCCGCCGGAGAACACACCGGGAGGAGCCATGCCCTGCGGCAGGACACCCATGCCGGGAGGGGGCATGGGCGGACGACTGTTCATCATCATCATGCCGCGCTCGACCGGGACGGAGCCGCCCACGTCGTAGCGGCTCACCGCGCCGCCCCGCGCGTAGGGCCGCGGCGTGGCATTCACCGGGAAACCCCGCGCGCGACGACTCAGCACGCCGCGCGGCTCGACGATGGGCCCGAACGCGGTGCCGCCTTGGGCGTAGCGTCGGATCATTCCGCCGCGCGCCGCCCCTGCCTGTACGATTGTCGGTGCAACGCCCGCGCCCGACGTCGCGATGCCTGCCGCTGTGTAGGGATTGTTAAGCGACGTGTAGTTAGGTCCAGTGAAACCGTTGGGCCCGCCGAAGGTATCGGAAGCTGCGTTGTAAAGGTTTTCGATTCCGCCCACACCATCCTTGGCCCCCACTGCATTGGCGGCGGTGAGGCCGCCCATGATGGTGCCCAAGGTCGACGGCGTATTGCTCGACGAGCCGGTCCCGGTCTGCGTGCTCTGCTCGGTGGTGGTCGTGGGAATCTTGAAAGGGGCCTGCACGTTGGCCAGAAAGTTGGCCATCTGGAACGGGTACTGCTTCTGGGCCAGCCAGTCGTTGTAGGCGAAGGTGCGCGGCAACTGGCCCTGCGTCTGCTGCGCAGTGCCCCAGTCCATCAGCGCCTTGTTGTTGGCGTTCTGGACGTTGTTGTAGCTGGTCCCCAAGGCTCCGTAGCTGTTGGCCAGATTGATTCCGTTGTTGATCGATCCTGTCGTTATCCGAGAATAGGCGTCGGCGAGGTTCGTGTTCGCCTTCATGTTGGTATCGGCAACATTGGCGAGGTTCAGGCCGAGGTTCTGCCAGTTGCTGCGGTCGGCGTTGAACTGCCCGGCATTCTTGAAGTAGTCGTTGCTGGTCTGCGTCAGGTCGTTGCCCGACATCTCGTTGCCGAAGGTCCGCAGCGCCTTCTGCATGCTGGTATTGTAGCCGGTCCGTCCGATGGCCCCGTAGCCGCTGGCGAAGCGCGAGTTGAGGCCGTTCAGCGTCTCATCGAAGCCGCGGGTGGCAAGCTGGTTGCCGCGGTTTATCGCGCCTGCGAGGTAGGGGTTCTGGTAGGCCGCCTGAACATTTGGATCGGTCCAGTCGCGACCCGCCATCGAGAGCGCGCCCGCGCCAGCATCCCACGGCCGAATCGAATTTCCCGCCTGATCGAGAAACGGCTGGGCGCTGGCCAGAGAGTCACGACCCGACACCGCGTCGAGCGCGCCTTTGCCTGATCCGAACAGCGGATCGACATTGCCCTGCGCGGCGCGTATGCGGTCGCCCGCGGCGGTCTGGTCGGCCGAGAACGGCTCGAACAGCTTGCTGGAGTCGTACGACTCGTACGGCGTGTTTGCTGCGGTCTGCGCCCGGTCGAGAACGCCTTGTGTGTAATTGTTGTACCAAGACGGGTAATTGACCGAAGTCGTGCGGTTCAGGTTCTGGGCGGAGGTCGACGCGCCTGAGCCCTTGTTCAAGGCAGAACTTGCCGCACCGACAACGGAAGATGCGACCATCGCCGCTGGCAACATCCAAGCCATCAGAGCACCTTCATCATTGTATGCGCACCGGGCACCCAGCCGAGACGTCCGAGGACACGGACCCAGCCTTTACGCCCGACAACGCAAGTGAACTTGCAGCCTTGTGCGTGTGCATACTGGGTAAAGGCCGCATCAAACGACTCGATCCAGTCCTTCATGCCGTCGCCGCCAATCGCCACCAGATTGAGCGCCTTGCCGCGCGAGCCCCGCTCGATGCGGGTGATGAAGGTTCCCAGCAGTCGCTTGCGCTTCTCGACCACCCACAGCGTCGAGTTGCGGCGCACGATGTCGTGGAACATGTCTGCGGCGGTGACCAGAGAATGCGACTGGTCGAAGGCACGGTCGAGCCAGTGGTGGACACGGCTCCACACCTCGATGGGATGCTCGACCGGATGAACGTGGATATGGTCCACCGGGTACGAGTCGTTGAGGATCGAGTGGACGCTCATGCCGTGTGCCTCCGAACGCTGCGCTTGCGCTTGTTCCGACGCTGATCTTCGCTGGTCGCCCAACGGCAATTTTTTGGTGAATAGGGGCCGTCGTTGTTTTTGCGGTCCAACGTCATGCCTGCCGGGCGCTCCCCCATATCGGCAAGGAAATTATCGAACGACTCCCAACGTGAGACGTAGGTGATTCCGCGTCCGCCGTAGTCGCGATAGCGATTGTTCTTGGAATTTTTGCAGCGCCCCTTCATCGAGTACCAAGACCCGTATGTTGGTGTGTGCGTCAGGCCGTGCGTAGTCGATGCCGCCTTGACCAACTCTTTACGCAAACAGCCACATGAACGAATAAGCCCCTGCTTCACATCGCCGACGCGCAGCACCTTGATGTTCCCGCACTTGCAGCCATAGGCCGCGAGCTTGTTGTGTCTGTTAACTCGACGAGTCAGTACGCCCAGCAACGTCAGACGGGACGGGATCGCAGAACTGTCGCGTGAAATTCCGGCAGAAAGCATTACGAATCTCTCGGTAAATACGATTCAGGTTGTCTGGCATTTGGCGAGAACTTGCCCTTGGCCAATGCCGCGCCTTTGTGCTTGCGCACGTTGGCCCGGAACTTGTCCATCACCTTGGCTCCAGCATCTGGGCTGCCGTCGCCTAACATACTCATTGTCTCACTATCCACAACGTACTCATTGGGACTGAGCCGGGCTTCGACCTTGTCGGACCGGCCGTTCTGGCCGTCCGGCGACACGAACCTCTGGCTGTCCGGACCGCCCGTCGCGAAGTGATGGCGGACCGGCAGACGCGGGTCCTCGGGCAGGCCGATGAGGTCGGGGTAGCCGCCGCGGGCGAGGCCGCCGCCGCCACCGCCGGACTGCGCCATCAGGCTCCTGATCTGGTCCGTCGGGTTGCCGCCGCCGATACCGGGAGGCAGTCCCTGCGGCATGCCCCCCGGCATGCCGGGCATGCCGCCAGCCATGCCGGAAACCCCTGACATGATGCCCTTCACCGCCTCGGCCGCGCCCTGCTTCATGGCCTCGGCCAGCGCCTGCTGGTGCTCCATACGCTGGCGTTGCTGGGTCTCTCCGGAAATAAGGCCGAGGACCCGATTGATCAGCCCCTCGTTGCCCGGCTTGGGAGGCCGTACAGAGGGGGCTGGCGGGGCCACTGGAGGGCCACCGGGAGGAAGGGCACCGGGAGGGCCCGCCATGCCGGGCGGCCCTCCCATGGGCATCTGCATGGCTTGGGGAGGAGGTCCTCCCGGCATCGGCGGTGGACCTGACTGCGGAGATGCGACCTGCGACAGCGCCCCCTGTGGCGGGGGAGGAAATGGCGGCATGACGAAACGACTCCCGTTGCAGTCGATCCGCCGCCGCAAAGCCGCCGATGAGCGTGGCCTACCCGTAGCTGACAGAAGATCGACAGATTACACCCACAAGACTCAAAGCGCCAAGGCGGACCGTAGAGCCAGCGCCCACTCGCGCCAGTCGTCGAACTGGGCGTGATAGGGCGTATCAGGGACGTGCAGCGATAGCCGCTCAGAGAACTCGCGCCAATCAGGATTCGGGTCGATCAGGTTGGGCAGGCCGAGCCGCTGGTTCATGCCCACCGCGATGTCCACCCACTCCTGCCATTCCATGACTGCCGGATTGGGGATGACGCGCGAGATGATGCGCGGGAAGGCCGGGTTGAGACGCGGTGTCGCCTTGAGAACCGACATCAGTCTTCCCTCCGCGCGTCACCCGGCTGCCAGTGGATCAGCGGCGCGCCCGTGATGTAGTCGCCGTTCTCGACGTTGCTCTCGACGATGAAGCTGGTGAACCGGCCACTGTGCTTGAACTTGATAAGCTGCTCGTCGGGAGCCGTCGGCACGGCCTTGATGGTGATGGGCCCGGTCCGCCGTTCCTTCGCTCGCGCATTGGAACGGCTGACGGCAGTGAACGACAGGTCGCCAACCTGATCGAAGTCCGGTTCGAGGATCGAATAGGACATCCCCTGATCGGTGCCGCTCCCGCCAATCTGCTGCGGCAGGACGACGTTGAACTCGTTGGTCTGGTAGTAGGAGCGGATCGCCCGCGTGACCTGCGGATCACCGCTCACGTCGTTGAGACCAGACTCATGCTGCCACATGCTGTAGCGGCCGGTGGAATGGGCATCGACTCCGGCCATGATCGGATAGTTGTAGACGAACTCGTAATGTCCTGCAGACCGTCCGCCGTTGGGCAGAGGTGTGTCGTACCACCGCTTTTCGACCCAGTTGTAGATGATCGCCCAGTTGCATTCGACGGCGTTGCCTCGGGGAAAGCACCACCAAAATTCCGTCCAGCGCGGAATCTTAAAACCAAACACCTTCTGGCGGTATTTCCAGTTGAGGTTCTTGAAGAACCACTGCTTGTTGTCGGCGTTGGGAATCTCCCGAACGACGCCGTTGAACAGCGAGAAATTAGACGTCGTCGGCCAGTAGTAGATTCCCTCATGCTCGATGACGCCGTTCGACGACAGGATCGACGAGGTTGTCGTCACCGTCGTGAAATCCCACCAGTTGGGTGTTCCGACAAACGATCCGATGATCACGCTCGACAGCGACCACATGACGATGGCGGGTCCGCTCTGTCCACGGATCGGCATGCCCTTGACGATCTTGTCGCCCACCGGTCGCGCATCGCCCGCTCCGTCGCCAAGGAAGTCGAGCGGATTTACCGGGGTACTCCACCTGACGACTCCATCGTGGCCATACAGGAACAGCGTCAGGCCAACCGCGCAGCATCCACCGGACGACATGACCCTGTGCGCCGTCATGGTGGTGAGCGCGACAGTCTGCGGTGCCGGATCGATGATGTAGATGCCGGGCGTGGCGGCGAGGTCGGGCTGCGGCACCGCGGGCGTGAAGGGCGTGGTGATCGTTTGAATTTTTGTCGAGGGGATGACACCCGTCCCGTATATCTCGTCACCCACCCCCACGCTGCCTGTCGCGATGTCGTTGATCGTCAGGACGGATACCGGGTCCGCCGTGGTCGACGCCGAGATGGAACCGACGAACACCGCGCCCAGAACCGTGAGCATGATCGTCTCGGGCGCGCCCAGAGGATGCGGCGTGTCGAGCGCGTAGGTGCCGGGGACGGGAGGCAACGGGTCCTGCGGTACCGGCGGCGCATAGTCCTGAATGACCCGAACGATCACAGTGTCGGGAGCGACTCCGGTGCCATAAATCTTGACGCCCTCTTCCAGTCTGCCGCGCGTCAACTCGGTGACGACCAGCGTCGACCCGGTGATCACGGCGTTGAAGGACGTTCCGTCCGGAACCTTCTCCAGCGGAGTGTCCAAGATGATATCGCCATGATAGACGGGATGCTCGGACGACGTGGTGATCGACAGCGCGCTCGGCGTGCCCGAAGCGAACAGGACCGTGGTATCGGTCGGTATGTCGAACATCTGGCTGAGTTGCCAGTTGAACAGGACGTTGGGGATGTAGTCGTCCGGCGTGCGGTCGATCAGTCCGCTGTTGCTCTCGGACTCAATCGAAATGACGTATCTCTCGATGACATTGCCGGTGGCGAGGTGAACGAAGCTGAGACCGTCGTTGGTGAATATGTCGATGGCGCGAACGACGCCATTGACGCTGCGCAACTGCTCCCGGTAGCCGCCCATCTTGCGCGGCAGGCTCTGGTAGAACCGGCACCACACGGCATCGATGTAGCTCTTCTGCGCCAAGCGCGTGCCGTCGCGACCAATGCCCGGCTGCGCCTGCATGAGTTGCGGACGATAGGACGATACCTGAACTGGAGCCTGCGCCACGGCTCACCTACGTCTTGATGATGTGGCGGATGATCATGGTCGGCTGGACGTTGCTGATGTACTCCGCGTGAATGACCTGAAACGCGCCGGACGGCTCGCGCATGATGGACCCCCAGAAGCGCCCGCCGCCGCTGGCGGGATCGGGAGAGATGAAGGCCGAGCCATTCTGCGGGCTCGCGAAGTCCATCGTGTGCCTGTGCTCTGCGACGGCTTTTGGTGTTCCGGCTCCGCCGCTGTCGTCACTCGCGTTTGGCGCGTCGGATGTGCCGACGACTCGCACAGAGCCGTACACGTTGCCCCAGATGCCTGAATTGGCAATCGAATGGGCCCACACGCTGCCGAAGCTCGAACTTCCTCCCGACACCTGAATGTCGGTGCCGTCGTCGCGCTTTAGCTGGATCGTTGCCTGATCGTACTGGACGCCGCCCGTGGTGCCGACAATCCATGAATTGGGGAAGAACGGCGTGTCGAGCAGACGAGGATCGGAAGGCGTGGCGGTCTCGCCCGCGCGCGTATCCGCACCCGCCAGCACACGACCGCGCGTATCGGGCAGTCTGAATTGTCCCTTGGTATCATCGAGCGGTGATCCGGGATCAGGAACTTGCGGACCGAACTGCTGACCGATGACGGCCCACAGTTCTGGATAGAGAAGTTTATCAGCCAGCGTACCGTCGCACAGCAGCCACGCCTTCTTGGGAGGAGTCGTGCCGGGCATGTCGGGCGGCAGGTTGATGCCGCCGTAGGCCAGCATGGTGCCCGTGGGGATCAGCAGGTTGAGCCGCGCGAGGATATCTATGATCTGCGCGCTGTTGATGTAGATGTCCTGCTCGCTGGCAGAAATCGTTCGACCCTTGCTGTCCAGCTTGATGCGGGGAACCTTGGTGGGCAGCAACGGCAAAAGAGGATCGGTCGGCTGAACGACTCCACCGTAGAACGTGTCGGGTGTCACGGTCGGCACCGCGGCAAGACCGACTGACCCGGTGCTGACGATGCCTGTAGCAAGAGGAGTCGTCACAGTCTCTCCGGTCACACCCGTGACGGACGTGACGGTGCCGGTGGCGGCCGAGAAGGCGATGTTCATCGTCCCGCCTAGATTCCGCAGGATCGAATAATGGCCGGGGAGTACGAGGTCTGTCGTATCCGCCGATGACCCCCTGAAGCCAAGAGTGAAGGGTCCTGACGTGCCGTTGTAGACGAAGTAGAAACCATCCTGCGAGCCGTACTGGATGACCATGTTCTTGGTCAGGGTGCCTTCAAAATTCTGAATCTGATTGGACAGATTGTCAGAAGACAGAGACATCACCCCGCTGCCGTCGGAAGAGTTGTCGACAACAGTGATCAGGTCGCCGTTCACCGAAGGCACGGCGACACGCCCGTGACCCATGGTCGTGAAGCCCGTGCCGTAGCAATAGACGATCAACGATTCGCCTGAGACCAGAACCTTGTCTGCCGCATCGTCAATCTGGTCTGGCGCAGTCGGCTGGAGCGTCAGGTCACCTGTTCCGCCGTTGATGACGACGACGAACCAGCCATTGCTGGCCATCAAGGGATCACTGGACGGAGATGATCCCAGTGAGGCGGCCGGGTCTATCGTGTAGATGGCCGCCGGGCCGGTATTGCGGAACACACGCGCTCGGCAATCCCAGTCCAGCCTGACCGGGCCGCTGCTGTTGCTGGTGATCAGGTTCTGGTCGAGAACTTCGTTGCGCGCCCGCAGGCCCATCCCGGCAAGCGCCGCGGCATTGGAGCCCGATGCCGAAGTGCCAAAGCGCACCGCACGCCACTTGCCAACGAACAGAGGAGCGCCAAGGCTGTCGACGTTGTCGGTCAGGTAGATATACCACTGCTGGCCGGGAGCAAGGGATAGAAGCTGCGTGCCATCCCGGTCGGCCACCGTGACGGCAACGGTGCCGATGTTGTTGAACAGGGCATCTTCACCGACGCTGACCAGCGTGGCGTCGGGCATGCGCAGCGTGTAACCCAATGTCGTCGTCGTGACGTCGATCTTGTCGGCAACGACATTGGTTCCGTCGAGCGACTCGAACGGCCACTGCAGGACAACGGTCTTGTCGGGGAACGTCGCAGGCGTAAGCGTGTATAGCTTATAGGACAGATCGGCAGGATTGATGTTCTCGCCGCCGAAGACATTCGTGTAGCTCACGATGAACTCCTGCTCTGCGCCCGGTCACTGGCCTTGGCGACATCCTGCATATTGATATTATTAAACTCGTCGTCGGCCATCGATTTCCACAAACCCATGCGCGAGTCGTTCTTAATGAAAGGCTCCAGCGCCTTGAGGCATTCGTAGAGCAGCATGTTGGGCGTGAACTGCGTCAAATAGTTTTGTTGATTAGTCTCCCCAAGGAGGTCTGGAAGCCGGTAAACGATGGCCTCGAAGGGATAGTCATTCGTCGGGACAGGACCGACAATCCAGTGGGTCTGGCTGTAGTCGGCATAGAATTTAGGCTGGCCCTTGTGGTTGTCGTTGGGATAGAGCGCACGGAGATACTCGTAGCCGCGGGCACGGAGCGTAACGCGCTCGTTGTGGTCGTAACCGGTTCCGATGTTGATCGATACTGTATTACGCCATCCTTCAGGTTTCGGAATAGTGGGCTTGGATGAATGTATCTTGGAGGTGAGGACATCACGGTACCCCTGAATTTTCAGCTTGTCGGCGAGCGACCGCTCTGCCCGATTGACGATGTAGGGCATCTGGTAGTTGACCGTCTCGTCCTCACCACCGCCGCGCTCGACATACTGGCGCAGCGTCGTGATCAGGTTCTGATAAGTCATCCCGGTCGGAGCG